GTAGCAGAGCTCGACTTGACACGATTTTCACTCCCCCCTCCCCGTCTTCCGGTTATGGTGTTCAGTACAAAGGCTTTGCCAATTATCCTTCGCATTCCAAAACAGCTTCTTGTCTCCCCGATGCGGCTTGATATGGTCCACTACCTCAGCAGCAGTTACCAAGCCCAGGGATAGGCATTCAACACACAGGGGATGCTTTTTCAGGAAGTTGACCCGTGCTCTTCTCCACTTCCAGTCATATCCTCTTTCTGGTGACGTTGCTCTGTTTTCCTCGACTGGTAGCTTGTGCTCTTCGCAGTACCGGCCTCTTGTCACCAGCCTTGGACAGCTTGGATGGCTACATGGCTTCTTGGGTCTGTGTGGCACTTACTGAATCCCTTTGGCTACTTTCTCGAGCCAGTCTTCGTCGGTCCTGCCCTTCTTGACTTCCTGACCAGCCTCTTCAATGGCTCTTATCAAATCAATAACTTCCTCGTCTGTCATCCTGGATATGACCAGATGCGCAATCGTCATTGCCGCCTGTGGATCGGATATGGATACAAGTAGTGATATACGCTGTGCTTCTGCTAGAGACATCTTATACTTGTTATCGCTCACTGCTTAATAACGACGTCCTGTTCTGGAATTTTCTCACCAGCTTCTAGAATTGGCCACAACGAGCTTTCAACAATCACCCCAAAGCGTCTATGGCCAATCCAATCATTATCATTTTGAAACACTTTGACGATTCTAATATCTAACGGCAAGTTTGAAACTCCAGTAAATAAACCACCTTGCCCCAACAACGCAGCTTCTAATAACTCAAAGGCTACATAAATAACTTTATAACGCCTTCCTTCGCTCATCCCGTAATAGCACCTCTCGGCACGTTCAGGTTCACTTGCTGCGGCTTGGCTCGGCCATCAAACTCCATACGGCACTGGCGCAGCACAAAGGAGCCGTCCTGCCGCTGTTCCGGCCTGAAGTAGCGCTGGCCCTTCTTCCATACCGGTGACAGCACCGGCTGCAGCTCGTTATTAGCTACCATCTCGTTAAATGCATCTGCAGGCATCGTGGCGTATGGCTCATCACCAATGTCTGTTACCTTGATAACCAGCGCCGGCTCGCTTGGGTCTTCCTCGGCCAGCCGCTCCCGGTAGTTGTCATTGGCAAAAGCAACCAGTGTCTCGACTACGGCTCTCAGCGGTACCAGCAGCGCCCGCGCCAGCGATGAGTGCTTACCATGTGGATGACGGCTTAGGTACTGCTTAGGAGGTGTCTTGAGCGGCCACTTCGGTAACTCCGGCCAGTCGATCTCAACCGGACCCGCTTCTATTTCTGCAGTGTCGAATATCTGTAATTTGCGCTTGCCGGTCTCCAGTGGTCTCACCACATAGCGATCCGCGTTCTGCTTAGCCTCTTTCAGAACATTTTCACGGATCTGCTCACTCACTACACTCTGGTTGTTAATCCATGTTTCCTTGGCTGCATCGTCCTTGGTCTGTGTGGTCTGATACTGCGACCTGTCAATAATGGCCGTTACCGACCGGATCGGACAGCGAAAAGGAATGCCCCGGTCCTGCTCATCGTGGAACACATACTCGGCACCGCTTGTCAGTTGTAACGGCCTTACACCGTCTAAGCTGTGCTCGAGCCCGTCTACTGTGCGTACTATGTAATTGGCCATAGGCTATTCGTACAGTTTCTTCTCTTCCAGTTCCCGGCGCTTTTCCAATTCATCCAGACATTCGGCTTCCGTCTTTTTGCTGCCTGGAATCAGAAACTCATACATCTGCTCTCGGAAAAACTTGTAGATGCGCGGTACGGGTGAAAAATAGCCGAGATGCGTCACGGGAGCACTCCAGCCGGCAATGTCGATCCTGGATGGAATGCCGATGAAATAATAACCGCCGTTCAGATGAGCAAATGCCGCTCCGCCCGAGTTGCCGAAGATGATCTGCGCATCACTCATCCAGTAGTCCATGCCGTCAATCAAATCGCCCTGGTGGGTAACACTGCCTCGTGTCATAATCGGGTCATGCAGCAAAGCACAGCCCACGATGACCACTTCACTGCCGATGATGACATCTTCCACTTTACCCGGCGGCAGCAGCTTAGCTACCGGGGGCTTCTCTCTCAACCGCAGATGTACCAGTGCTATGTCGTGCTTTTGGCTGTAGGCTACAATGTCGCCCGTGGTGCCGTGCGTCAGCGGTGCTTTGCCGTGTGGTACCGAATCCCAGTTAAAAAACTCAACTACAACGGGTGTCAGTGACTCCCTTTTCTTCTGCTTCTTCAGCACGGAATCCCAATCATCCTTGACGTTGATGTTTTTCTCAACGACGTGATGACAGGTCAAAATCAGCGTCGAGTAGAATCCATCATCCGCTTTCTGTGAGTAGATGACTGTCCCACTGCCGCCGGCATCCGCCGCTCGGATGCGCACCTGTGGATGCAGTGCCTGCTGATGTAAAGTCATGATGCCTCCAGCAAATAAAAATCCAATCAAGCCCAATGTGCTAATCACGCTTCAATTCCTCATTAGTGCACTCGATATCGTCAAACATCTCAATCCAGCGTTTGAACACTATCTCAAGCCATTCATCGGGAGTCACACCAAGCCTATATGCGGCTTTTTGAATCTTCCGGTAGGTGGCCTCGTCAATATCCCTGCCCACCTCTAAATGGACCTTCCCATCTTTCGTAAACATTACGCCCGCAACTCCTCGACCGTTTTTCTCAATATCGGCAGCACCCAGCCCAGCTCCTCTCGTGTCTTCTCATATCCCCAGTCCTCATCGCAGCGTGGGTGAGACCAGATCGGGCTCAGGATAAACGACAGCGGATTGAGTGCTCTGGTGTTCAAGTAGTTGGACAGCACCCGCTTTTCGGTGTTCTTCAGCAGGTCCACTGAGACATCTATCGTTTTTTGCAACTCATCGGCCAAGCCCAGCAAGTTGAATTTGCCCTTTTCGCATTTCAGTATTGCCAGTTCTCGGCTATAGTCCGTTGTCAGCACTGAATCAACCACCTCAGATAGCGGCATGTCCTCTGTGCCTGGAATCTTCGCCCCAAAGGATGCATTGATGTAGCGGCCCGGATTGGTGGATACGATCTCACAGAAGTTCCAGAAAAACGTCTGCATCGTCAGTGTTGTCTCTATCGTGCCGCCGCCGACCGCCGGTATCTTGGCCCGTATATCAGGTATCGGCACCGCTTCGATGGTCTGGTGTGTTCCTTTAGCGTGATAGCGGCCACTCCTGAAGCCCAAGTCCTGGCCCACGAGAATAATAGGGCTCGCGCCCATCCTGACACCTAGCCGCATAGCACTATTAGCCACTGACGGCCCTACCCGGACAATCCCGAGGTCGTACTGCAGCGCCTGTGCCAGATACTCGAACGGCCAGATCTGCATCACAGTTTTAGGTCCAAAATGGTCCTGTAAACAGAACGGATGAACCATTAAATCGAATAGGAGGGGGGCCTTTATTTTCAAACCCCTAAAATGCGCTCTCCAGTTCGCCAGCCCGGCATCAAAGGCGATGTACATGCTCGGCTCGATGCCTTCCCGCTGCAGAATCGGCGCCGTGGTCCCGGCAGCTACGATGAATGCCCTGCCCTGTGCTTTTCTCAGCTCATCCAGGGAAGTGTCTAGCGAAGGGCCGGCCGAAACAATGACAAACGGCTTTTTCTGCCATTTACCGAACAGGTCACTGACAGGACCGGCCTTTTTCAGCCAGACCATATTCTCCAGCGTGTTCTTCTGCCATTCCCGCGAGAACCGGTGCGACGTAACCAGGTCCACAGCTGTTGCCGCCGCCTGTTTCTCCATCCACATCACCCAGTCCCGGTACAGCTTAGGATAGAGCAGTCGGTAGCTTGGGATAGATGCCAGCTTGAAGCCCTTGCGCCGGATGTCCCAGACTGGAAACGAACGGCCAAGATCCTCTAGTGTATGAAACATCAACACCCGTTCATGCTGATAGGCCAGGAAGCGATCCGGCTCCAGCACAAACAGGATCAAGTCTTTTGGCCCTTTCTCCAGAAGTGCCTCGATATGGCTTTTGAGACCACCGAACAGAAACAGGAAGCCGCGAGAAGTGTCTATGCTCTTAACCCAGTGCCGTGCATCTCCTACTGGGTCGAGAGAACTGGCTTGATTAACCGCTACTTGGGCCACTCTTCTTTATTGCCGCCACTAACTGCCACTAGAATACCGGTTGAAAATGAATGACCAGCTTCGGCAAGTGGAACCTTGCCGTCATGATACCGCTTAGCATCCACATAACCGCTGCTCCTGCTAGCTTCGATTTCAGGACCAAATAAGTCCATCTCACCGCTCGTTATGACATACCCGGTAACACAGCAACCAAGCTTAGCCTCAAAATCCAGCCAACCAACCTTGTATGCCTTAGATAGCACCTTGTCTCTGGCCTTATTTTCGGCTGATCTTAGGTTGAGTTTGACAATAGCCATAGAAGACCCTTCCAACCACTACTTGAGACACAAATCTAAAGCAACTAGAAGCAAAGAAATTAATGCCAAAACTATCGCTAGCACGCCGAAAAAATCAGCCATGAAACGATAGTGCTCCAGCTCTTCTTGAAAAGTCCGTTTCTTCACTTGCTCGCCCCATTCAGCATTCGCTCAACATGACTAGCCGCCCGGTACTCTTCCATCCGCTGCAAATAGCGCACCAGTAGCTTAAACGCCGTCTTTGCTTCGCTCTTGATAAGTGCATCGTGGATTTGCTGCCAGAGCCACTCCGGGTCATTTGGTGCTGTGACGGCATTGGCTTTTTGCTTGGCTTGAAACGGCAGGATCATAACAGGCTGTCAATCTGCGACTCATCGAGTGTTTCTTTCATCTCCTTGTCAAGAAACTCCCACAGCCGCTTCACCATACCCGGCTTCATAATCGGTAGCTGGGATACGCCAAGGTGCAGCAACAGAGCATCCAACTTGCCATCTATGGCAGCAAGTTTACGCTCTACCCCAGCGGGAGCCTTTCCGCACCCTTCACCCTCTTTATGTGTTGCATCACATTCTTCGCAATAATAGAAAGCCATTACACTCCCCGCTTGATTGGCCCTTGCGCCATCAAGCCTTTTAGTTCGATGTATTCAGGCGAAAACCTTCCCGCTGGAGGTCTGCAGCGAACAACACCAGCGTTCCCTTCTTTCCCATTCCAGGCACCGTGAGTAAAACCGGTCACATACCTGCCTTCCTGGTATTTCAACTCATCCTTGAAAGCCGGAAACCACAAGCTGCGAACGGTAAACGGCTCATCCGATACCATCTCGGCTTGGCAGAACTGAACCTGCAAACGAGCCTCCTGCCGTGGTATCGTCTTTCTGGAATTGTAAGGTGTAACTAAAACAGCGGTTTGCCCGCGTTTTCTTCTTCTAGACATACCTCTCCCATATTGATATTGTGCCGAGATCAACTCACCGTCATCGTGAGGATCGTCAGGACTTTAGTCGAAATCGTTGTCCATCATCCTAAACCCTTCGGACAGTCTCTTACCCTCTGAGTTTGGACGCGCTATAAAGTCATATAAATCTTGTTCCGTTGTATTCCAAGGACTAACCCAAGCATCCTCCCAATACTTGGACCGCATGTATCTTGCTCGGCATTGTTTACAGTAACTGTGCAGACGATCCAATTGCCTCAAATCTGGACTAAATTCAGATTCGTGTTTTTTCTTACCACAGTTAGAACAATGTTTATACTTACCACCAGCATAAGCTGGGTTAGGTACAGCCCTACAATAAACACAGCAAGAAGCCTTTATGCCATGCTTACAATTTTCTTTTGAAATTGATCGTGCTTTCGATCAAAGATGGGGTCGGCGTCTGCCGGTGGGACCAATCAAAACTAGCTATCTGGTTCGGTGTCTACCGTTAACCAATTTACGTCAGAAAAACTATGTCCTCATTATTATTATATCATGTTCATAAGCCAAACATCACCAATGACCGTCCTTGAGGTTAAAAAACTTAGGGCACTCAATCTGAATTTTAGCTATCACACCCTCGCTCGGCTTCACATGGAGAATAATCTGCCTCACTCGCGGCCAATCTGGCGACCGCTTCATCTTCTGCAAAAACAGGGCAACCTTCCTAACATCGTCGTCTAGCTGCTCTTTCATCCATCCTCCCGGTCATACGGCCCGGATATAATGTGTCCAGATCTAGAGCGGTGGCGGGAGGTCGTTCGGCATGGGCGACCTCTTGCTATGTGGTTTTCCCATTCCCTCAAGCCGGAAACAAGACTGGATAAATACAAGGCGTGAATAGACCCGCTTGGTACTTTCCCCTCCATCATTCGCCGAGTCCTACGAATGGCGGAATAATCCCCCTCGAACTTTTTCATGCTCAGGCTTCTGTCAGCATTGCCTCTTTCGCTTCCTTCAAATCCCCACAATCATTTAACTCACGAAATACCCCGGTTTTCGTGTTGTAGCCGAAACATCTAGCTGATCCATTTTCTATCTGCACATTGATTTCAAGGTGTGGCGATCCCTTGATTTCGAACGTAGCCGAGTTTGACTTCGGCTCAAGCCCAGCCATTAACGCACGCAGAAAAACTCCGGACACCTTAACCGACAACGGTTCCCTGCCCAGCTTAGCAAGCGCCCTAGCTATTACCTTTGATTGCGCCGATTTAGTACCCCGTAATTCAGCTTGACATTCAGCCGAACAGGCCTTTCTCAAATCATCCCCTTTTTTCACGATAAAACACCTCTCGCAGGCTTCACAAAACAAGACCGTTCCCTTGTCGTTACGGACTAATATATTCTTGGAAATAGCTAGTCTATCGCTAGTCTTCATCTGTTTCTTCAGCCTCAAGACGTATTGTCCATTCAGCGATTCTAGTCTTGAAGAACTCCTCACCTGTAATTAACTTGCCGCCTATTGTTTTTGGAAACAATTCAACCGGCTGGCTAAATTTGCTCATATTTTCCAATGCTATTTCCCGAGCAACTAATTCCCATACACAGTGCTGGATAACGGTAGACCTTGAAACATTGAACTGATCGGCCAGCCTTCCAGTTAGTTCTAGAAAGTCGTCCTCTACATCAGTCCATAACTTCATAGCTTCCCGCATGGCTCTAGACGACGAGAAACCTCTCCGCTTTGCGATTTGCACCCAACCGTCCTTATTTTCGTCTGTTACTGTCACACTGATGGATTTCATAAAATTACTCCCCCATAATCCTGCACATATACTCAGCCTGCCACACCGCCGACTCCCGGCTGGTAGCCAGCGCAATGTGGTGCAGCCCCCGCTGCGTATGGTCCTTCACCCCGTCCGGTATCTGGTAGCGTATGGCCACCGGCATATGCTTTTTCGGTATTGCATCCTGAATATCCACAGCCTCGCCCAGAGCCAGCCGTATGGCTATCCCTACCAGGTCCACGCCGGTGCTCAGCGGTATCTGGTCCGTGGCGAAGTAGCCGCCGCTCAGCCTGGCCGCCATCTCGATCACCTTCGGCCCGTCCTTAGTCAGCACCAGGTCGCCCTTAGCTGTGCAGTTGACAAAACCCAGCGCCCGCGCCGCCGCTTCCGCCGTCCAGCACACCTGCGCCTGCTGCTCGAGGCTGAGCTGTGACGGCATGGTGCCGCCGTTTTCAACCATGTAGGGATAGGTAGCCTCGAAGTCGTAGTTGCGGTCGGAGAAGCCCGGTGTAGCCGCCCCTGTAGCTGTGATAACAGACTCGGTGCTGATCTGTGGCCCTTCCAAAAACTCCTCGGCCAGAACACCGCTACCGTACTGCCTAGCCTCCTCGTAGGCATGCCGAATATCAGCAGCGTTGCGCACCAGCCGGACACCTCTTGCGCCGCGGCTGTCTATCGGCTTGATAACCAGCGGCAACTGCCCCTCGACCTCGCCCAGTGTTGTCTTGTACAAGTTCCAGAACCGTGGCACCTGGATACCCTGCCGCCGCAGCTCGCACTTCTGCCAATACTTGTCAGCCGATAAAGTTGCTACAAACATGCCGATGGTGGTACAACCCAAATGCTCGGCCAGCCTTGCCACCGTCACCGGCACATCACAGCCCATGCAGATGACGCCGTCCGGCTTGTGCTTCAGCTTGTCCGCCAGCCGTATATGTGCCAGGTAATCGTAGGTGCTCACCACAAAGTGCGCATCGGCCAAGTCGAAGCCCGGCGCCTTACTATTGCCGTCTGAAACAATCACACGCAGTCCCATCTGCTTGGCCCGCTCGATGCCCGGTACCGCCTCTTCACCGCCGCCGACAATCCAGAGGTTCTGTTTATTCAAAGGAAAAACAACTCCTTTATTTCCAAGGAACACACAGAAATAACCAAAAGAAATTTATAGCGACCCAGAAAACTAGCGAGCTTAATCTCAGCTTTAAAACAAACAAGCTCATTGGTGTCCAAATCCATAAGCCTGAAACTGTTTTCTCTTACGTTGTTATTGGGAGGATTCCTAAGAAGCTCAATAACTTCTGGAATAGACTCCCTCCCTGCTTCTGAAAAAGAATCTATTTCAATGAAGACATCACTGTCACCCGTGAACATACCGCCGCCACATTTGAAGTCCCCACACTTACCAAGCCGCACAAACTCTTCAACTTTTTCACCCTTGTCAATTTCAAGCACAATATTCGTTTTCAACCCATTAAGCTCACTCTTATTCAATTTCAACTCATCCTCCAGTGTCCAGTCTGGACGCTTGCGCCCGCCCTTGTACCGGCTTGGGTATTGTTGTCCTGCGGCTCACATCAATCCCGGATAATCTGGTGGTCCGCCACTAGCGGAACCCTCGCTTGCCACAATCATACCTTCCATGGTTAAACCGGCCATAAATATCCACACAGCAAGAAACCATCCCCAAAAGCCCCCACCTATCAAGCTAAATACACACCAGGCGGCGATAAACGGGACCCCAAAAGCAAGTAGTGCTATAACCGCAGCACAAATCATGAAGAGCGGAAATATTAGAACCCAAAGCACAACCTTTCGCAGCATCACATCACCCCCGCCAGGTCCAGAAAAAACCATACCATCACCACTACTAGCGTCGGCACCATCAGCACCATTACAATAGCAATAAAGTACGGAAACCACCGGTCCAGCCATGTTTCTATCCACCTGTTATCCATTCTTTCTCCGATCAACCAAAACTATCGACGTAGTTCCACATGCCAAACAAACCAAGTCAATCCACTTGTCTCGGTCCAGCTTTTCACCACCGATATAAACATCCTCCACTTCTGATGGATTGGGCGAAACTGAAAACCTTTCACAATATGGACACCTTGTACTATCTCGTAAATGCGCTCTTTCTACCTCATCCAAAGTACATCCCTCCGTTTACATTTAGTGTCTGCCCCGTCATATACCCAGCCCGGCTTGACACCAACACCTCTACCCAGTAGGCCACGTCTCTCGGCTCAGCCACGCAACCGACCGGGATAGACGCCGCCTTCATCGCCCCGGCTTCCGTCTCAAGCTCCGGCCCGCTCATGTCCGTTCGTACCAGCCCCGGTGCTATAGCATTGACGGTAATGCCAAACCGCGAGTACAACCGCGCTAGCGACTGCGTGAAGTTAATGAGCGCCGCCTTGGATGCAGCATAGTGGACCTGATTTGTACCACCCCACTGTCCGCCAATCGAAGCCACATTGACGATACGGCCCCAGCCGTTCTTTATCATGTGCGGTATCACCACCCGGCACAGAGTGACCGCACCCAGCAAATTCACAGACAGCATATGACCCCACTCCTCGTCCGTTATCTCCAGAAACGGCTTCTCCTGGGTCATAGCTGCATTGTTCACCAGGATGACAGGCGGTGGTATTGTCTTGAGAAACTGCTGCACCTCTTCCGGCTTGCCGATGTCCAGCTGCCGCCCGCCGCCGTCCCGCCTCATGTGGTAGGTGTAAATCACGTCATGGCCAGCCGCTTCCAGTACCTCGACAATGGCCCTGCCGATGCCCCTGTTGCCGCCTGTAACTAAGGCTATACTCATGACTGCTCCTTGCTGTATTTCTCACAATATTCGAGGTGAATACGTTGAGCATCCCAAGCATAAGAAGATCTCCTACCGTCTAACTCCTCATAGCTTTCGATCTCTGGACAACACCCACAAGAATCCATTTTGGACGTACAGTTGAAAACAAATGTCTCAAAATAATCCCCTTCGTTTGAACCGATGCTCTCCATCTTGCTTTTATCCCCAGGGCGATAATCACCAACAGTTGAAACCAAATATCTGCCGTTGATACGGGTAGCTAAATGAAAATGACAACTACGGGCAACAATCAGATGTTGGGCATAACCAAACCATTCCCATTTATCACTCATCCTGCCCTCCTATCCCTGTATTCCCAATGAGCCCGTTTTATACCAGAGCGCATCCTGTCTACTTTCATCACTCTACGCTCAACCCATTCCAGCCAAACCCACTGAACCCTTGAACGGCTGAAGACCTTGACCGGCTTCCAGGCAAACCACTTTTCCCAGTCCCAATTAGGCTCCCATTCAGTCCATCTCATCCTGCCCTCCGTCCCCAACTAAAACAGGTCCATGAAATGAAGTGCTCTGGTAAAAATATCGGCCTTCTCATAGTCCTTGCAATTACCCGTGTTCTTATCTTCAGCATTTCTCTCGTTGACTCCACAACGTATAGTGTGATGTAGCCCTTCATCCGGCAACATTGAAGAGGAATAATCCCATGCCACCGATCTCGAATGTTTGCATCTCCTACAGTAGGTAAAACCTTTCCGATAATCCCTCGCGTAAACATAGTCTTTCATGATCTAACCTCCAATCTCATCCTGCCCTCCGTCCCATCCAGGCCGCCCTCAAGCCCGGATCCTGAGTTATCCTGACTACCGACCGCGCCGCCCTGACTATGTGCAGCGGTGACAGCCCATAAGCCTCGGCCAGTTGCTCCGGCTCCCCGGACTGCCCAAACTGGTCCCGCACCCCTACCTGTGCCGTTGGTACCGGGAACAGCCGCATCGCTTCCATGATGGCGCTACCCAGACCGCCGTGTACGTTGTGATCCTCTGTTACCACAAAACAGCCCGTCTCCTCAGCGCACTTGTGAATTAGCACATAGTCCAGCGGCTTGATGGTATGCACGTTGACCACCCTGGCCTCGATGCTGCCCGCCATAATTGCCGCCGCATCCAGAGCCCGTGCCACCTGGACACCGCAGGCAAAAATCGTCACATCACAGCCGTCGCGCAGCACATCCCCGAAGTGCAGCTTGAACTTGTAGTCATCGCCATAGATCCGCCTGGCCACGCTACGGCCCGTGCGCATGTACACCGGCCCCGGCTCCAGTAGAATCGCTTCTGTTGCCCTAGCCGTCTCAACTGGATCTGCCGGTGCCACCACCGTCAGCTTGGGTATGGCCCGAAAGCAGGCCAAGTCCTCGAGAGACTGTGCCGAAGCACCGTCCGGCCCTACGTCCAGCCCGGGATGGGAGCAGACTACCTTGACATTGCGGTTACAGTAGCCGATAGACAGCCGAATGTGTTCCCATGCCCGCAGACCGAATGCCGCAAATGTCGTAACAAACACCGGCCAGTCAGTCTCGGCCTGCAGTCCAGCCGCTATACATACCATGCTCTGCTCAGCTATACCGCAGTTGAAGTACCGCTTGGGATAGGCTGTGCGGAAGTGGTGAACACCTGTACCGCCTGCTACGTCTGCATCCAAGACGAAGAACTTGTGCTTCTTGGCCAGTTCTACCAGTGCGCGACCAAATGCTTCACGGTTGCTATCTGCTTCTGTGACTGACTTAGCTTGCATTTAGCTTACCCTCTGGCCTCACATTTAGATCGGCAATCATTACCACCTCAATGGCCTCTCGCAGCGGCATGTCACCACAATTCATAAAAAGCACCTGTTTTTTTGATGTGACAATTTCTCTTGGTCCTCCAATTTCAGGATCTCCAATCCAAATCAAAAGACTGACATTTTGCTTGTCAATGTATTCCTGAAACCTGTCAATCAAGTCCATTTACCGCCTCTCCTGCCTTTCATGATCCAACAGATGAGCAAGTGTAAAAATAAAGCAAATGACCCCTGCAATAAAAAGGGCGTCCGCCCTACTTGCTGGTTGTTCAATCCATGTGTTAATCAATTCAAACCAGTCCATTTACCGCCTCCTCGAACTGCTCTCCGCTCAACTCAACACTACCGTGCCAAGCCGGATCCCCTTCCATGTACTTCACACCCTTACCCTTCACCGTATGCGCTATGACCGCCAGCGGCATATTTCGCTTGCCCAGCCGCCCCAGCGCCGCGCCCAGCTCGTCATAGCTGTGGCCGTCTACCTCGTAGACATCCCAGCCAAACGCCTTCCACTTGTCCATCAGCGGCTCGAGTCCCATGACATTGGCCACGTAGTCATCCGACTGCATCTTGTTGTAGTCCACAATGGCGCACAGCTTCTTCAGCTTGTAATGTGCTGCGAACATAGCCGTCTCCCACACCATCCCCTCTTGCAGCTCGCCATCGCCCAGCAGCACATACACCCGCTCCCGCCGCCGCAGTGCCTTCTTACCTAGTGCCACACCTGCAGCAAAGCCGAAGCCCTGGCCCAAGCTACCTGTGGATGTTTTCACTTCCGGCAAATGCCACACCGATGGATGGCCCTGGTACTTGCTGCCGAACTCCCGCAGCTTGGCCGCTTCCCAGCTGTACTTGTGCTCCTCACACATACACTCCAGCACCGCATACCAGGCCGGACAGGCATGGCCTTTAGACAAGATGAACTTGTCGCAGTCATCAATCATCGTGTCCCAGTACAACTGCACCAGTATTTCCACACAGGACAGCGAGCCCCCGGGATGGCCGGACTTGGCCTCATAGATGAGCTGTAGAAGGCGCCTGCGGATGTGCTTGGCTATCTCAATCTTGTTCATTTTTTCTCCCGATAAGTTATTAGAAACTCAACCGGGACTTGATTGTGATTACACTCGGTATAAATCACCTCTATGCTCAAAATTTCAACATTTCTCCGTTTTAATTCGCCCATAAACTTGTCCGCATCGTCTAGATAACAGTCACAGGGATTCTTGCTCCACTCAGATCTTCTCTTGAGGCGATGCCTTTCAAAAATCACATCTCCGCCTAACTCACATTTTTCTAGCTGAACCTTTGCCCTCTGCGCTGATTGTTCCTGTCGTCTTCCACAGCCAGGACAAATAAACAAGCAAACACCTAGACAAAATACCCACCATCTCACCATGTCATCTCCCCTCGTTTTTCATCACCAGCATGGCCGCATTCCTGGCCCTGTCTTCATTTCAGTCTTGTTCATACAAACCAATTACCTTTGCATTTCCACATTTACCCCAAATCGTTTCCAGAATTTCCGACTCGGCAGAATATGAGGAAACAACTATGGCCAATGTCGAGTCCTTGAAGTCTATTGCTTCCGGCGAACATACCTGATAATCACCGAAGCCGGATGCCTGTTTTGACTGGTCCACATCCACCAGAAAGTCTACATTTGCGTAATCTTCTATTCCCGTATGTGCAAATAGATAGGTCGTGTGAACACCGGCACCCCAAACCACAACTCGATCAATACCGCGCAACTCTTTGCGCAACTTATGATCTACCTTGGCCCAATGCTCATCCTGTCTTTTGCAATAATTTTCCGCTTCCGTCGAATCGCTGGTTTTTCTTGATAGGCTCGTGTAATACGGATACTCCAAGCCCGTATCGACCGTTACGAGGTCACCTACCGACTCAAGATTGACATTGGCCAGCAGTCTCAACATTGCAGCACGAGAAAAGTAGTTGACATGGCCCAGGCTGAAATAAGCCGGTGGCCAAAGATCCTGTTTTTCAAAAAGGGGCACTTCCTGTAAGAAATAACCACCAGGCTTCAGCTTGGAAACAGCTGGAATAAGCACATCAAAAGGATTCATCAAGTGCTCAATAACATGAGTGGCAATAATCAGATCATATTGAGAGTTGTCCTTTATCGCCCAGTTTTCAAAAAAAGCCACCTCAACATCAACGCCATATCTCTCCTTCGCAATCTTAGAAGTGGCAATACAGGGATCGACACCGATGCAATCCCAACCTAGTTCACGAAAACAAGAAATGGTGTAACCGTCTGAGCATCCAATCTGAAGTGCGCATCCAGGGTCAGGCACCAAGTCTTTTATAAAATTCAACTGACGCTCGATTGCATATTTCTTTTCGCTTGAAGGCTCTGATCTACAAGAACAATAAATAGTCCCAGTAGCATAACTCTCGTCATATTTGTGCGGATCGACCGCTGGCGACTGATACACCAAACCACAATCGAGACACCGCTTGAATCCAATCTTTACCGTACCAAGCCCCGCAATTATCCAATTCTTCAAATAGAACTGAACCGAATTGCTTTTCCCACACAAAAAGCAAAACCTGTCAGACTTTTCTGTCCAGTAGCCCTCTCGGTCACAATGCACCAAATCAAAACTGCTATCCAATTTCTACTCCAATCAACAACAGGAGCGCACCGGCCACAAAAATAGGATCAACTTCAAAGGAAACCCCGAACGGCAACAGCATCAGCCAAATCCCGGCAACGACATAAACCCACTTTCGGCCCCGCTTACCTACTCTCATTGCTACAGCTTCCCCTGCTTTATTAAGAACACCGAGCTATCATCCAGCGCATATATCAGTTCGTGCGGCCACCCAACATAACGCTCTACATATTCACTCGCCTGAATCACCGTTATCGTCTGCCCAATCACCCTACAGTCACAGCACACCTCATACGCCACTGGCGCACCCCCGGCTATCACATGAATGGCCGGTATCAGCGGCGAAAACCCAGCCGCCGGCCATGCCATTAGAGAATTACGAGGCCCGTGCAATCGCGGTGCCATTTCCAGCAGATAAAATCGCTGTCCGTCGAATACAGCATCTGCCTTAACTGGGCCCCATTCGATACCCAGTGCACGAGCCCCGCTTTCTACCAGCCCGTACAACTCCTGCTGCCGGTCCTCTGGTAGTGCCGTTGGAATGCGTATCTCAACTTCGTTGAAGTTGTTATCGAAGAAGCGGTCGCTGATGCCCAGCGGGATAAACTGGTGGTCATAGAACAGGCCATTGATGTCGTGGTGTGTGCCCTCTACTTTCTGCTGCACCAGTGCCGGACCCGTAAAGCCAACAATACCGCTACCACCACAGCCCCGCAGCGGCTTGGCTACAAACTCAGCATTGTAGTCGCAGACATACTTGACCTCTGGATGCGGTATATTGTGCAGCGGATCGGCCCAGCACATATAAGCCAAGTGCTTGTTCTGGCAGTAGTATGCCGACTCGATATTAACACCTGGCAGACCTAGCCTGGCCGCTACCTGTGCCATCGACTCCACCATTTCGGTAAAAGTAAACACACCAGCCACACCAGCACCATCCGCCCATCCAACCAAGCCGCTGTAGTCTTTGCCGTCTATGCGGCAGTCCGGCTTGCGCTTCTTGTCCCTGTCCGTTGTCAAGCAGCGGTAACCTTCAGCCTCGACTATCGGTATTGCCAGCTCTTCCTGAATGCCCTTGCCGATCATCAGCACGCTTTTCATGAACACCCCGCTTCCAATGTTCCCCACGGCTGCAGCTCAGCACCGGTAGCCAGCTGCACCGCCAGCTCATACGGCGCCCGGCCATAGCGCGTCAACAGCACATCCACACCCGAATCAAGCAGCAGCCCCACATCTATCACCCACAGCTTCTCCCCGTCGTCAATCACATCCACTGCGAAAAAGCTGTGGTTAATGCCTAGCCAGTACAGCACCCGCTGTGCTACGCGCTGAAACCGCTCCTCCCAGGCCACGCTTAGATATTCCCGAAATGAGAACTTGCGCAGAATGGCCAGCAGGCCAATGTCGCCGCCGCGCCTGTAACCGTTGATACTGTACTCGGCACCATCCACAAAGCTCTCGAGCATCCAGCCCGGATACTCCCAGTTACAGGCAAAGAAACCCGGCACCACACCATCACCGCCAAAGCCATGAATCGGCTTCATCAGCGACTGCCCATGCCAGCTGTAGCCCAAGTCGTTTCCGTCCAGCTTGCAGAACTCCGGTGTTGCCATCCACCCTATCCCAAGTTCATCTACTTCTTTAGACAACTTAGCCTTCCATTTCGCTTTGTTGTAAACCACCTTGGCCACCAATGGTGAATAGCACGGCAAGCCGAAATCCTCAGCTAGTTCCGCCCGTGCCTTGATCGCCTGGACTGCCGAGCAATGGGACATGACACCGGCAATGCCGTCCAGCATTTCACAGTGCGAACTCATCTCCCAGTAGTCATGACAGCTAACAGCCTGAAACTCGTCTGCCAGTTCCCGGCATGGCGCCGCCGCATCCACGTCAAACATCACAATACGGTACTGCTGCCGTGCCGCTTCCACAAATGGCCGGTGCGATTCACTACCGCCGAGAAAGACCACCCAACTCATTTCAATAATTCCGCCACTCATCCACTTCTGTCATTTTTAGTTGTTCATACGGAATCCATTTACCTGGACACTGGATCGTGTCCCAAGACGCAGCCATCGCAACCGCATTGCTTTTATGGTGGTTTCTGGCTATGTCGGTAGAATCCACAGAGGCAAAAGGCCAAATCTTTCCACACTGATTCATGCCCCGCATCATGTGTATCCACGGCAACCGCTTGAACTGTTTGCTCAATTCTTCAAACGCCTGAGCGATGCGCCCCTGCCAAGGATTTGAACCCACTTTGGCAAACACCCCAGAGGAGCCAAAACAAATCTTGTCCCAATTCTCAGCCAACTCACAAAGTCTCTTCAACGGTTCGTCTAAGTGCCATACAGGTGCTCCTCTTTTACCAAACGGCCATTTCGCAATCAGCGAGTCATTCAGATCCGTTCCACCATCAATCACATCTGGAATCACCGCCCAGGTTGTAGCATAGTCAAGCCAAGGATCAACCCATTTATAGTATTCATTCCAATCAACTTCTTTTCCCTGTGTCCAAAAGGTAAAAGCGCCATTGTCGAGCATCACACTTTGGCCTATTTGATGACAGGTCTTCACATCTCTGGGATCTGAAAAACTAACGCAAAAGTGATGTCCGGCAAGGAGTTGTAGGATATTCTTCGGTGTTATCGGAGTACCGTGATAGTGAATAGTCATTTCGGTACCATCCTATATTCCCAACCGCCCGTACCTGGATCGCACCATCTACGCTCTACCGTTTCCAGCCAGACAAAATAAACACTTGTTTTCGTATCTATAATCTTTGGAACCCAAGCAAATACTTCATGCCAGGACGTTCGATCAAAAGATGTTTCCTTCCAACTTAAAAGCACAATCCTCATCTACTCCACACTCCCCGCTTGATATACCCCGGCCCCGTGTGCAGCGTAGTCATAATACGCTCACAGTCATACACCGCCCGCTGCTCCCGGCTGTCCCGGCTCAGCCCGAGACAGTACACGCAGCAGCGCTCGTTCAGCCCGTGCTTGCAAATGCGTAACTCCAGCACCCTTACTTTGCTTTTCATGTCCTGCTCCTCCGGCTTATACTCCGCACATACCCTCACATTCGTTCATAAACCCAAACACTTCTTGGCCCCTGTCCTCTGCGCTATCTATGTCGGCCTCATCCAGTGGTACTGCATCTCGATGGACAAACATATCCCCACGCGTACCACCGCATTTCCGAATCGCCCGATCAAACTCAACCGCATCCTTCCACACCTCCGGCTCTTGTCGTATCTCCCGCCACTCTGCATTGGAGTGATAAGGACAAGCTACACAAGCCGATCTGCGAGGGATCTCGTAACCATTGCTCCTGAGCCATTCCTGACAGCCCTTGCGATCCATTGGAATATCGAAAATCAGCGGATAGCGATACACGAGCCACTTATGCTTAGGATCGCGCATCCTGGATATTTCATCCCTGGAGATGCCGAACCATTGCTCAATAACCGGCTCTTTCGGTGCTCGCTGTCGCGGCTTCAAACCGATCAACTCACGCAGCTTCCGCTCAATAGGATAAATCTTGTACTCGCTGGTACATTGACGCCGAATCATGCCGATGGAGCCATCTTTCTGTCTGGTGCGGTAGGGTAGTGATGCCCAGCGCTTTCCCTCTTCAGCCTTACCCCTAACTTGCGACTCCAACGCATCCTGCTTAATATGGCCCTTACTGACCCGATAGAAGCTAATGCCAGCCGTGTAACACTCTTTCTTCAGCTTTTCTAACTGCTCATATACCCACGGCGGTTCCCACTGAGTATCAGCAAAAATAGCCGCATCCAGCTTAGGCAACTCACCCTTACAGGACATCAAAAGCACCGTCGATGACTGCACACCGGCACCTAAGCTCAGCACTTTAAGCACCACCAACTCCTTTAATGTACGGAATCCGCAACGAATCAATAATGGTCCCAAGCTGCCCTAGCAATTCCCCAAACCGATCCACTTCATCCTCGTCAAATGCTTCACCCATCTGAATGTGCTCAAGGATCTTCTTACCGCTTGCGTGTAAACAGCTGAGCGTCTCGTACTGTTTCCAATCAACACTATTCAGCTTGTTAAAACTCATGTCCTCATCCTCCGGCATACCTCGGCTATCAGCAGCGCATCACAGATAGCCAGTGTCATCTTGACATCCGGGAACAACTGCTGCGCTTTGGCCTTTAAGCGGTTTTTGAACTGCGTCTTGCTCTCACCCTTCTTGCGCTGCCGTGGCTTGATGCCCAGCGCCCGCTGCCACTGCTGCGGTGTAATTTCCTCGAACGGGATACCAGCTGCCGTTAAAGCCATCCTCAAGCCGCCGTAACTCATGCCGAACTTAAAACTACTAGCTACACCCTGGCCGGGGAAGGAATGCACCGCCTCGATCAAGGCGAAGTCATCAAGCACGGATATTGGCCCCCCGATATTCTCATCCAATAGCATCCACACATCCCGCTCCGTCTTCGGCATCGGCCACGCCTCATGCGCTCCATTGGCGCCTAGCACAGCTATGCCCCCGCTCTGGCCAGGGTCTATGCCGAGATAGTTCATACCGCCCCCCTCTTCTTACCCACTCTGCCGCTACCGCCCGGCCCATGCTCAGCCACCGCCCGCCGCAGCAACGGCACATCCACACCCCGCCGCCGCCACTCCTGCAGCCGCTCCCAGCACGGCAGACAGTACGGCCAATACTCGATGCTGCCTTGGTCCGTGTCCCGTGGCTCAACTACCTTGCGCTTGCCCACCGGCTGCTGGCAGAGGGAACAGCGGTTGCGCTTGGGATGCTGTGGGTTATACTTGAGCAGAATATCCCGGCCCCGCATCCGACACTCCTTGCACTCGTAGCGCCTGCCACCCATGCCGTTCTTGTGAAAGGCCGTGATCGGCAGCGGTTCACCACAGATACGGCACCGGCGCATGGCAGCCTTACTGCGCTGGTACTCATTTCGGCACTGCTTACACCCAGTTCGTATGCCACCCTTGCCGTTAGAGCCGAACTCCGACACCGGCTTAGTCTCGCCGCACTTGCTGCACGTCTTCAAAACGGCACCCCCTCGTCATCCCAACGGCTGCGCGGCTTTTGTTGTCGTGCCTTTTCAGCCATATCCTGCACCGCAGCCAAGCTACCCCTGGACACCGGCTCATGCTCCCGGCCTACCGGCTGATAACTGCCACTACCACCCTTCCACTTCGGCCAGTTGCGCGGCAAGCTGTCCGCATCCCCGGCTGGACAACTGCACCGAAACAAAAAGTCATGCTCCTCCAGCTCCGGCTGGTAGTCCGCTATGGCCGGATAATCAGATGCACGAAAGATGCGCCGCAGCTTCAGCTTCTGGTGTCGCTGTCCTACCTCGTCCGTCTCATACAGCACAGCCATGAATACCGTCAGCCTGCCGTCACCGCTACACAACTTGCAGTTACTCGGCTGCCAGGTGTGGATGCTGGTGGTGCGACTGCGCTTGTCCGCCGACTTGAAAAAGCCGAGCTCCTTAGCCGCTACCCAGATGTCCTTCGGCTTAGGAAAGTAGGTGTTGTCGCTAAGCACCCGATTGAGCAACTCCTGCAGCCGCCAGTCGTCGAAGCCGTCTAACAGTTCCTCATAAGCCAATAGACTCTCCGCCGGTACCTTGCGGCTCCACATGCTCTCGATGTTGCTGATAAAGTCACCCGTTGTCATTTGCGTTTGCCCAGTATGCTGTTGATCTCCTCTGCCCTGTCCTTGGTGTTGTTGTGCTGCTGCGGTGATGCTCGTGTCCTCGGCGGCGGCGGCTCATCCTTCCACCCCTCCCGGTTAAGCCATGTACTCGGATGCGGCACATAGTTGATGTCCTGCCACTGCTCACACTTCTTCCAACCCTCGAGAGAGGCCATTAATGTGTCGAAGTCAGACGCCGGTACTTTTTTGTGAAAAGAGTCGGATGCTTTAGGCTTTCCTACCTTTCTCGGATATGCCTTCCAGAAGACGTCAAAGTGTCCGTTTGCTTGCGCGCGCGCATCCTCTTCTCTACTCTCCTCTTCTCTACTCTCCTCTGCTTTTGGTACGTCAAGTTGACGTCGTGTTGACGTCAGAAACTCTAACTGTATGAATTTCTTCAAGTTAGGCTTGCTGCGTAAGAAGCAAAGCCGCTTTATCAGCATGGCATCCTCCGGCACTCGCCCATCATGGTCTGCAGCCAGCAACCAGATGCACACAAGCTGCCCTCTTTCGGCGTCTGTAAGAGATACCCATTCCGGGTTACGCATGAGGCAACGATGGACTTTGATCCAAGGCGGCTGGCCCCGATCCTTGCGGTAACTCTGCCACTTGTCCCAGTTGATGACTTGCAGTGTGCGCTTCATTGGTAGTGGCTCCAGTTGTGCTGCTGGTGCGCTGCTTTCACCATTTGATGTCCCTTGCTGTTATTTCTAGGTATGATCGAATTATTGGCTCATTCTCAGTATTTTCTTCTTTTGATTTACCGCCGTTTACCTTTTCAAACCAATCGCAACACCGACGTCTAATAAAATTCGCATCGGCAGACTGTTCCACTATGCGCAAATCCCCATTTACGTAATGCCATTCATTTAACTGGGTGATTAAGGTTTCATTTTTGCCAACTACGTGGAAGACGGTAATTTTCCCCTTACCAAGTAAAACTAAGTTTTTCAGTGTCAATGCTTGGCCAAATGGGATTTCTACCCCCTCATCTTTCGTCTCGAAAATCAAAAAATTAGAGTGACGTTCAACCACGCCATCGAAATCCATGGGCCTGATCGTTTTCCCGAAACAACCATCCAAAAAATCCCAATTAAAAACGCCATCAAAGCCAGCTGGTTTGGCTTGTGCAAATCTCTCTGGATATAAAATAGCCATTAGGAGGCCACCTCATTTCCCCAACTAGCCCAGCCTTTTTGCGGCATCCGACAAAACAATTCAATCTTTGGTACGCCCGGATACATTCGCTCAATAATTTGATAAAATGCCTCTGGTTTTTGACTGTGTTTTTTGCGGGGAGATTCAAATACCGAGCTGATTCGTGAAGCTGGAGATGGAGCTGGGATATTGCCCCTTGTGGCTAGAAACAACAACTCGTGTTGCTGGCGGACATAAAAGCCCATGCCAATCTTATCTTTTATCCAAGCAATATTGGTTTTGTAAGTAAAACCCCAAGCATCAATAACACTACAAGCTTCCGCAACCTTTGGATTTGTTACCCACAGAAACAAAATTGAATCGTCTGTTGAAATTTCTTTTACAGGTAAGCTACAGATGTCTTCCAGCGACATCGTTTGGTATTGGTTATCAAATGCCCTGTTATCATGTGCTCGATTCCCGTGAGAATAATCCCAAGGTGGATCTGCATAGATAACTGGGTAACGAGTTTCTGTTGAAAGCGTTGGATTTGGACTGGCGAGTTTGCCTAGCTTCTCTTGGCGTTTTAATTCTCTTGCGAGTTTGGCAGCGTCGTGCTGCCCCATGTTTGGGTTGATCGTGCCATTTTCAAGAGCCAACCCCCAGGTTTCATCATCGAGTTTGGTCAGCTCGTAGATCGTCCGCCAAGCCGGGGGTAATTTACTACTATAGTGGTAAATTCGAGCATCTTTGGCTATGCGACACAAACAGGATCCCGTCTGTTGTGAAAACGGCAACCTCTCCCATAGTTCTGCTTTCTGTCCATACTCCAACTCTGCGAGTGCCCGCTCTATGAGTCGTCCGGTTTCAATGATTGCTTCGACACTCCTTCGCCATTCAGCAAGAATTTGATTCGCCCAAAATTCAACTCGTGATATTGGCGCGGTTGCAAGATTTTCGCTTTCTTCCAACTCCCTCTTCCCCGTGAGAGCCGGCTGGCATAAAATGGCAGGCGGTGTCGGCTCTCGGCTGTGCGCTGTGATAGCTGTAAGTTGTCAGCTAGTGGCTATCTCGAGCGCTGGGCGTCGGCACCTGCTGCGACTGGCCCGTGTTTATCATGTCTCTTCAATCACCTGTATGTCTCTAGCTTTCGCTAATCTGTTCTCAGCTAAGCTGCCTTCCGACTCCAGCCAGCCCGGTAGCATCACAATCACATCCGTAGCCGGGTCCAGCCGCTCAATAAATGCCAAGTCTCCGGCCAGCCAAGTATCATCCGGCGCTTCACCGTCGAAGAAGGCTGTATTGAGATGCGGACAGATTACGGCATAGCCAAGCCGCCAGTATTTCAAGGCATACTTCTCGGCCTGGCGAACGTTTTGACGGACAGTCCTGCCGTTTTTGGCCCGGTATGGTGCTGAGATGAATGCTACCCTCTCTGTTGGTTTCATGCCGATTCCTCCATTGCATCCATTAGTGTGCGCTGGTGATACATCATTTCAGCTTTCCTTAAATTCCTGACGGCAACTTCCGCATAGGATCGCTTCAACTCAATCCCGAGAAAGCGCCGCTTGTACCTAACTGCCTGGAAACCGGTGGAGCCAATACCGGCAAATGGATCCAGTATTAAATCACCGGGATTGCTCCACAGCTTAATAGCTCTTTCAATTACACCCAGCTGCAGCGGACACAAATGCTTCTCGTCGTCGGCATCTTTTGCTCGTCGATAATTCTCGAGAACATCCGTTTCCCGAATCCCACCAGGCCAATAATCGGTCTGGCGATACCAAACAGGAGCCGCCCACTCAATCCACTGATCGGATGAAATCCATCCATCTAAATTGTCATATCGCTTTGAGATGCCGGCCTTAATCGGCTCCGGGGAATCACCCGGCTTGCGAAACTGCAGCATATAATCGGCCAGAGCCATGTGCATGTGACTCGAATCCTTGGCCAGTGTTTTGAATAACAGGCCACGATCTTTCGTACGGATAGCTTTCACCTGCGGATCTTTGTCGATAGTAACCTCTCCGTAAAAAATCCAACCTTGTTCCTCCATCATTCTGATGACGGCACCTCGGAAATCCTTCAATCCGATGTATCCGTCTACCGACTTGAATGCAGGCACTTGTGTCAAATGAACACAACAGGACCGCCCAGCCATGTGTACACGCAGCAGCTTAGGTGCTAAGAATCTGAAATGAGAAATCATCTCCTCAATATCTTTGACGTTGCCCATGTCATGTGCTGAGTTGGTGTAGGCATACATACCTGGGAATGGAGGTGAGAAAACACTGAGACCAACGGAGCCCTCGTCAATCTGGTCCAATACGTTTACCGCATCCCCCAAGTGCAACTTCCAATCCCTGCCGTCCCATTGATCCTCCTCGTAATCCATGATCTGTCTCCTTACCTGACGGATGGAAAGCCCTTTCATGTGCGTCACCAAACTATCCATCATCTCGGCAGCTTGTTTTTCCTTCCTCTCGATATTGTCTCGAACGGCTCCTTCGGCTCTGGATGTGATAATGTAACAATCAACCGGCTTCTTTTGACCGAATCTCCAACATCTTCTAACCGCCTGGTAAAATGCTTCAAATGAATCCGACAGGCCAACGAAAGCAACCTTTGAACAGTGCTGCCAATTCATCCCATGACCGGCAATAGAAGGCTTGCTCACCAGGACACGAATACTGCCATCGGAGAACCCCAGCAGCGAGTTAGTCTTGTGATCGGAAGAATCTGAGCCCTTGACTTCAGTTGCATCCGGCATAGCCTTTGAAAGTGCGGCACTTTCCGCATTTAGATCACACCAAATAAGCCACGGCTCATTAGATGCATTAACCAGATCAGCACATGCGGCCACCCGCTGATCTATACTCATTTGCCTGGCCTTTCTTCGCTCTGACAAGGTTAGGTTTCCCAAATCAAACAAAGCAACTCGAGGCGATTCTCCCTCCACGACTACATCGTGAATGCGCAAATCGGGAAGTTGGAAAGCATCGTTTGCATATCCAAGGTCTTCAGGCATTCTAATTGCCACCGCCCAGGATGCCAGCCATTTCCAAAATGCTTGCTTGGCGTGGCCTTTAATTCTCCACTTATGGGTCGTGTTTCCATCTTGGATAAAGAAAAGAGCGAGTATTTCTTTGCCGCTCATAACATCTAAAAACTCGCTGTGATTGGTCAATTCAATAAGATCATTTGGTGCCGGTGTAGCAGTACAGGCCAGTCGAAATGGTATGTCTCTTGCAAACTCAGTTAGCCTTTTTCGGTAGACACCATCGAAGGATTTTAGAATTGAAGATTCATCAAGAACAATGGAGTCAAATGCTGCCGGATCAAAATGATGTAGCTTCTCGTAGTTTGTGATATTGATGCCGTCCTGGCATTCGCTTTGTGAAGCTACTACCTTGGCTTCAATGCCGAGCTTAGCCGCTTCCTTTTTCGTTTGATGAGATACGGCTAGCGGTGTAAAAATAATAGTAGACCCGTTTGAAACTAATCTAGCCCACTCCAACTGCTGAAATGTCTTACCCAAGCCGCAGTCCTCAAACAAAGCAGCACGGCCACACTCAACGGCCCAGCGCACCACATCTTTTTGAAACGGATAAAGGATCGTATTGATGTCCTGGTCACAAACAGACTTGCCAATACGCTCTGCCGATATGATCTTGGACCTCAGGAACTCCTCATATTCCATGCTTGTCTACCTCGTAAACTCTCAGCGCGTCTTGCGCCCGGCCCCGGCTGGGACTAGACTGGCAGGACGCTGTTATGCGTCCCGGCTGCCGCTGTCTCGTGGTAAAGCTGCGGCAGTCGGGTATGGTTCATCTAGTCTGTGCTCCGTTCATTCGCCAATCGAGAAGATTTGGATCTTGCATTTTCTACTCCTAAAACGGTTTCTTCACCGTGTATGGCTTTGAGATCATTGGCTTGGGTTGGTAAGGAGACTCTGGCTTCCTGGAAGCAAGTTCATGGCGGACTGCCGTCACAATGAACTCGATCGCTTCCCCATCGTTGGCGCTGTCTAGGTTCAGGGCGGTGTGGACCTCCTCCTGCAATCGACACAATATCTGGATGACTTCGTCCTGTTTCAAAGCATACCTCCAGTTCGGTTTATTATAATTACCGGGAACCCAGGACAGCTGGTGTTCTAGGCTGTTAATCCCCGCTCTCAATTCAGACACACGTCACCCCTGGCTGCCCAATACGGGCAATTCTGGTAAATTGCTGTATATCTTGGTGTAAAGTGGTGGGTAAAAGCCGCCGTAATATTACTTATACGACCCAATTCATCTCGGTCCCGGCCAAGTCCTTTTTTTAAGTCTTTACATGCGTGTAACTTACAGCCGCTAGAACCAGTCGAGGCAGAACTTGACATAATTTTTGTTATTCTGTCCTGCCCCGCTCCGCTCCATTTCTGCCTCTCGTGGTTGACTTCTCTGTGTAGTAGCCACGCTTCAAGACTCTCCTCCCGAAAGCGCACCGCCGATGCCTTACCGCTTGTCAGCTTGACATACGGGATGCACTCCATGCGCACGTACTTGCGTATCGTGTCGATGGACACCTGCAGTATCTCTGCTACATCCTGGACTGTCAAGAGGCTGTTCATGTGTTTATTCTCACTCTTGCTTGTAAACATATTGTTTACCTTCTGAGGCTGGGAGCCGGGATTCCCCACCCCGACACCGTAAGACTTTAATTCCACCTTTTAGCCTACCAACCATGCCACTCGTACCTCCGGCATTCACCAGCCCCATTTCTGCCGCTGGCTGGCTAACCCAGCAAGAGAAAACTCACCAGCGGCATTCTCTATTTCTCCTTCTCCATTGCTGCTTCGATGGCTTCGACCAGGTTCGGCCCTTCACCCTGATCTGAACCGTAGGTATTTACAACACAGACACCGGGATCATCATGTCGTGGCAACGGATACCCATAGTAGATGTGAATGTCCTGCGGTGTGTCTGCCAAAGCACAAGCGTCCAGCCAATCCAGCGCAGCAGCCTTGCGTTCTGCTAACTCCAGTCGTGTTTCCAGCTCCTTTATGCGCTCCAGTCGCTCTTTTGCCAGCCGTTCGTTTTCGATGCAACACTCGGCTCTCTCTATTTCCAGGCGCTCCAGCTCCTTGATGCGCCTTGACAGCTTCTCGTTAGCTGCCAACTCCAGATCAAGCTGTTCAAGTGCTTGCTCATAGGCTTCTTTGTAGTCAGTCATCACCCTCCCTTTTCAGTTAATTTGAGATATGCCCAATTTAGTAGGGTACATCTCAACCCAGTGTCAAACATCACTTCCCCTTCTCCTGCTCCATTTACGGCACCTTCTCTGCATAAATTCGTTCTAGGATTTCAATCTGCCTCTCGCTCAGAAATCCAGATCTCCCCCATTGGTCGGAGATGCTCTCAATGAAGCCTTCTTCCCATTTCGTCAGATTTCGTGCCTGGTGTGCAACTGCATCCAGCCATCCCTCAATGTCAGGCTTAGGCTCCTGTTTGCCCATATCTAGCCCGTGAACAATAGTCACTTCCCCTTCTCCTGTTTCCCTCTTCTGGTTTTTCATAATCAATAGCAAGCTTTGGTTGCCATTTATCCGATTTATGCCGAAACCAGATGGATGCCACAAAAAAACCAAGCACGACGCCCGATAACCACAATCCAATCAAATTCCAATTCACCGTCAATCCTCCAGGCCCTTTAACACTTGATAAGCATTCTCGAAATACCGAATTGGCATCAGCAAATTTTTAGGCTTGATGCGAGTAGCGGCATATTCATCAGCGAATGGTTGGAGCGCTTTCTTGAGTTTCGCGATACGCCGCTTCTGTGCTTCAATTCTACTGCCCAGCTTTTCGGCACGCCCTTGATACGCCTGTTTCCACTCATCCCGCTCTTGCTCCAGTCTCTCACTGTGCTCTTTCAACTTTTCGTTAGCTCGTATTTCCCCTATGGCAATGGCATTCTCCAGAGCAATCGCGCAGGTCATTGGATGTGCTCGCTGAGCTAAATCTTCTCCCCACTCGTCAGGATCTACGCTCATAGCAAATTTCTTATAATCCACCGACTTTTGCTCCTCTCCGTAATTGTCTGGAGTTCCACCCAGCTCCAGAATGAACTCCTCTAAATCACCCTTAGTAATAAAGACTTCCCTCATCAAATCAGCCAGTCCCTTCCAACTCCAACCGTTATCCTGGAATGCAGCTAGAAACAGTTCTTCTGCCTGCCTTGGCATATTTAGCTTGTCACCCATCACTTCCCCTTCTCCTGCTCCTTCTCCAGCAATTTACTGATAATATCTTGAGCCTCAACCCAATCGTATTCTCCAAGGCTGCTGGGATATAACCGCTCTTTAATGGAAATCAAGCCCTCTTCCAGCTCCTTGATGCGCTCCAGCCGCTCTTTTGCCAGCCGTTCGTTTTCGATGCAACACTCGGCTCTTTCTATTTCCAGTCGCTCCAGCTCCTTGATGCGCTTCCAGCAATCACGATTTTGAATGCGTAACCCTGCGTTAGCTTTCCGCTCGATTTTCAGCTTAGTCTCTGTTTCAGCAAGGCATCCGGTTTGCTTGCGGTAGAGTTTCTGCGCGTCCTCAAGGTTGCCCTCCAACTCCTCGATGCGCCCCTTTTGCCTTGACGCCAGCTTGATCGTATCAACAAGCTCCTTGGTCATATCATCCCGCTCTTTGCGGAGAGACTTCATCTCTTCCCTTGCTTTTCCGTGATCGCAGTTCAACCACTTTCCACAGGTAATACAGCGCTCAGTCATCACTTCTCCTTCTCCTGCTCATAAAACTCCGCAAATGTCTCCATGCCCTTCTGTGTCAGGATGCCCTCGCGGTTCTCCGGCCCCAGCGTCCTCACCAGCGCCCGCATGATAGCCGCTGCATCGTCGCTCTGTGGTGGCTCTGCACCAAACAGCTCTCTAAGCACTTGCACCTGATAGCCTCTTTCGTTGCCGTCCTGGTCCCATAGGGCAAAGGCATTGGCACCGCTGTCGCCTGTCCAGTTGCCCAAGAATATCGGGACAGTAGGCAAGCCCAACTCTTGAAACCGCTTCAGCCACCACCGAAAGACGCTCTCGTTTGTACCAGGCAGGACGTTCCACTCGCTGACCCACATCCGCTCGTTGTTAAGTAGCGGATCGTAGGTGTAGCTGATGCTCCCAGGATAGAAGTCGAAAGACTCGAAGTTCACAATATCCATCAAGCCTTTGTCGAGACAAGCCTGCCGAATATCCCTAGACTCCCAGCCAGCCCAGGCCGGTCCCGTGAGAATTGCATTGGGAAACTCGTCCCTCACAGCTTGGCATTGCTGGATGACTCGCTCTGCTTCGTTCTCAATGCTGAGGTCGGGTGGTTCAAGCCTTGGTTCGTTGCCAATCGTCCAGGCAAACACGTAATCGTAAAAATGCTCCATAAAAGTGATCGTTGACGGTTCCCCGGTTGTCTTGCAGATGATTTCCAGATCCCGCTTTTTTGCATAGATAATAATGTCTTCCATCCACTCCAGATACTCTGGAATTGATCCTATTGCTTGATCCCATGCCCACAAGTTAATCCACGTTGCCCCGATAGACACACTGCGATCAATTACCGCCCAGTAGTTTCCTTGCAAGTAGTTGTCAAAGGACAGCGCAACCTGCAAGCCGCCCCGGTCCGGCACAGTAACCTTCCACCAGTCAGGATCGGTAGGAGCTGATTGTGAGAAGTACTTGGCCTTGAACTCAGCCATGCTCAGGTCTGAGTGCCACTCCATCACATTCACGGCATTTCTGATGCCGGAAACATCGTTGTTAAGCTCAGCCTCCAGCCGCACACTTTCAGGCACATCGTAAACCCTGCCATCGCTACAGAAGATGATGTGCCTTTTCTCCCCCGGCTCTGGTTCGGGTTCCGGCTCCGGCGCAGGCCCTCCCTGCTCATCATTTGCCCATGTCCAAAAGTACAGCCGGATTGGGTCGCCGATCACAGGACCGCTGTAGCTTTCTTTCAGTTCTAGAATTACGACAATCTTGACCGGCACAGTCGCGGCAGCAAAAGCATTTTCGGCTTTTAAGGTAAGCTGCATTTCGAATGAGGTAGGCTCAAGCACGTTCTCGACCACCTCCGGCCAATGACGTAAGCCGGTTACTTTCTTGGTCCCAGTCACAGACTCCATCCAGAAGCGCGGATAAGGCCGGGTCTTGAGCGGATAGTTCTCGCCATAGACCATGTAGCCACCGCGCTTATACGGTGACTCATTTGTGCCGTCGCCCCCGCTGCCCTGGATCCAAAATCGTTGTTCAGCCATTGCTATATGATCCTCTTTAGTTCTTTCTGCAGCCGGTGCAGCTCCAGCGCGTGCAGGAATGTCTCCCAGCCCTCGAGCAGCGACTGCCAGAAATGGTGATGGAAACTGGCCTGGTCCTTACCTACCCGCAGCAGGTGCAAGCCGCCGTCCAGATTGTCACCGCCGTTCTCGAGCCATAGCTGCTCGTAGGCTGCCAGCTGGGATAACATGGTTTCGTATATGTTGTTTGAGGTTTTCAAGTCCAGCATAATTAGCTTCCGGTTCACGCCGTACCGCGCTATTACATCCGGTGTGCCGCCGAACTGGTGCTGTTCGCTGACCAGGTGTATCTCTGTTTTGATTACAGTTAGCTGCTGGTTTTCAGCCCAGTCCAGATAGGACAGGTAACCAGCCTCAGCCTTGTTCATCACATCCGCTTCTGCTTCAAATGCTGCCGCAATTGCTTCAACATCTCTCTCCTTCAGTTCAGCCTCGATCATGGCATGACAGATCGTTCCTGCATCACAGGCCTTCTTACTGGTGTCCCTGAAGTCCCGGCCCTCGCGGCCCTCGTTCCAAGCCCACCACATCAATGGATTCTTGCCCCAGCCGATGTTATTTAGCACAGTCGTTACGCCGGGGATGCGCTGGCCCGCTTTGTTGATGTAGGGTATGGTTGGCATTAGTTTTGTTCTCCGTCTAGTAACCGCGTGATAAGATCTTGAGCCTCAACCCAATCGTATTCTCCAAGGCTATTGGGGTATAATCGATTCCGAATGGAAATCAACCCATTCTCCAGCTCCTTGATGCGCTGCTTCTGCTCTTGGATAATGCTGCGCAATTCATCTCGAACCAGAAATCCTTCATGCCGCTCTTTGCGAAGGGCTTCGTTTTCATATCTAAGTTGCTGTATGTTCACCAACTTCACTCCCTCCCGCACTCCTCGTAGTGCTGCCGTCGCTGCTGCCTCAGCTTTTCCACTTGTACCGCATCGCCCAGCCTGTGCGCTGATAGTGTCTGCAACGTCAACTCCTCATTTAAGCCGCAAGCGCAAGTCCGTGGTGCATCCAACCTGCCGCAGTCCTTGCGGTGACAGCTGGTCCAGCGGCCAGCCTTGCCGGTGACTTTGTAGTAGATGCAGCCACAGCTGAGAAACGAAAACTCCTCGAAGTTGTAAAGCCGAGCTGTGTCCCGCAAAAACCCACAAATCCCTTTATTAGACAGCTTCCTGCGCATGTCATGTCGTTAGAAAGGAATGTCATCATCGGTAATACTGTCGATGTCCAACCCGTCCGGCTCATCTACCGGCGGATCCTCCGGCCATGCCTCTTCTGCCTGCTGTGGCTCGTCCAGCTTGACCCGAATTGCCTTGACCTGCTTGCCGCGGAAATCAACTTGCGTCCTGTAGATGGTGATCGGCTTACCGCTCCACTCGTCGGTGTCCTCTCCATGCATATCGGCTATGGTGCGGAAGTTGGTGCGGTTGAGCACCAGCCGCTTGTCCGTCTTCTTGAAGCTAACAACCGGCTTGTAGTCCTTACGCCCGTTGTCGTTGAACTCCTCACGCGCCACCGAGTTGATGGTCAGTGTTACTTCCCTGTTTCCCAGATCATCTGCCTTGATAAAATCGCTTGGGAAAAAATCACTTTCTCTCATTGCTTATCTCCTCTCTCATGTTGCCCATCCTTTGTACTCAGCCAAGTAACCCACCAGCTTCTGAAACACATAGCACTGGTGGCGCCCCAGTTGCCGAAAAAACTCATCCTCGCCCAGCCGGTGTATGCTGTCCTTGCCTGTCCTATGACAGCCCGGACAGAGCGGGATAGCTGCGAACCTAGCCAAGCCTTTACGCCGTGGCATAACTTGGTCGGTCTTGGGACTGACCAAGCCGTGAATATGCGCTAGCTCTACCGGCCAACTGCCACACTTGAGACATGGCTTGGTGCGCAAAAAGTCCTCCCAGGTCATTTCTCATAAACCTCTAAGAATTGGTTGTACTGTCGGATCAATTCCTTGAGTCCGTAAGAACGTGGATCAATCGGCTTGCAAAATTCTAGAAACTGGCCGGCGACTTGCTGTGCATCATCTCCATCTTCCACCAAATCGTCGTAAAACACCGGTCCATATACCCAGCCAGAATCAGGACAATAAAGGCAAGCCATTCCCTCTTCCTCGTCATATAGAATATGCGATGTCAAAGCCGCTCCTCCTCGCACTCGCAAATCAACTCACCGCACCGCTCACACCAGCCACCGACCACGGCCTCCGGCCTGTAGCGGTAGTGTGGGTCCATGCCCTGCTCGATGAGATGCTGGCGCCCGCTCTCGATGCGCTCGTTTACTATCTCGTCCTCACACCTGAAAACTCGTTTTATGTAGTCCGAAAAACTCATCGGTTGTAATCCATGATGTAGTGCCAGTTGCGAAACCGGCGCCAGTAACGTCCGTTCCATTCATGGCACTCATAGAAATGATTATCCAGTTGAATGCCCCGAAGCATTCCAAGGTTGGTTTCACAATGCACCTCGGGGGGGAATACACCCTTCCAGTGCCAGTACCTCGGATCAGACTTGTGCAGCGCCACCGGCGGCCAAGTCTCGCGCCATTCCCGCTCTGGCTGTAGCTGTTGCGCTAGCTGCGACACTGCGCCTCCCGTGCTTGCTTCAGCAAGCCGCCCATGAAGCAGGCAAAAGCAAATTCAAACGTCCAGAACGCGATAAAAGCTACAATCCAGCTAAGCATTCGGCCACCCCCAGGCTAAGCACCAGCAGTAGACGTAGACCAGGTAGACCAGGACAGCAGGAAGGAGGAAACTGCTGTCCCGGCCCCTGCTCTCGCTGTAGGAGTGGTGTACTTGGTAGGCAGCGAGAAATTGCTGGTCTGCATAATCAGTCATTGGCCCTGGACCACCGAAACATCCGGTGGATTTTGGTTGTGGTACTACCCATTTTTCCTTAATCAACGCTGGATACTCCTTTGTTTGAATCAACTTCACACATGACTTACCAGGGCCAAACTTAAACTCCGTTAAAGAAATCCTCCCAGCAGCAGCGGCAGTTCTGCTTGCCACAGTCCAGGCATGTGATCTTGATGCCCGTGTCTTTGGTGTAGCAGACCGCGCTGCAATAGTAGTCGCCATACATATCAGGCTCGTGGTATGTCTCCCGGCCACAGACGCAGCAGTTGTGGCTGCACTCTTCGCGGATGCCCAGCATGTTCTCGAGATTGGCTAAACTGTCCTGGTATGCTTGCCCTTCGTGCTCAGTCATTTTTGTTGTCCGGAAAGATTGCGTCGATTTGGTACGCAAATTGGATAATAATTGGAGCTCGTCTGAAACTCCTGCTTTGTCGCTGTACTGGAAACAAGCCAACGCCAATAGCGAAAGTAAGACTGAGTCTCTGTGTCAATTTGCAAATCTCGTTTGCTTTTATGTCGTTCAGTCATGCCGCATCTCCGTATACCGGCTCCCGGTAGGCTTCCATCAACTCCTCAGCGCATCTCTCGCAGATGCCGTGGGAGTGACTGACGGTGCTCCAGCGGATGTGCTTGCCGCACCAGCTGCAGCGAACTGGATATAAGCCGAACAGCAGCCACATAAACAGCCGCTTCATTTACTTGCCCTCCATGCGTGGTACTCACGCAGCGTCAGCCCAGCCTTGTCCAGCAGCATCATTGCCGCCTCATCAAAGCTGACATAGCCGCCGTTGTGGAAAGCACGAACAATGCTGGTGCTGCATTCGCGGCGGCGTCTGGCGTCTTTGGCTGCACCGTCTCTCATGCTGTTGACGAGTTCGAATACTTGTCGTTGAGTCAAGATAAACCTATCTACTGTAGATGCTCCCGATGTCAAATTGTATTTGAATAGTCCAGGAACAGCCTTCATGCCGCATTCTCAGCATCAATGGATTCGTGCCAATCCAAAACGGTATCCATATCAACACCCAGATAATCAGCAACCGTTTTGATGTTGGAGCCGTTCCGAGTGATACCGTTTTCGATATAATGAATAGTTCCGACGCTCAACTCAGTTTCAACTGCCACCTGAAATTGAGTCAGCCCGCGCTTGCGTCGAGCACGTCGTAAAGGTGAGTTCTTTTGAACTTTGCTGTTCACAAAATAGACTTTAGTATAAGCCGGACAGATTGTAAACAGTTTTTTTCAAAAAAAATATTAGGTAGGATTTAGTGCTTGAGCTTGGCCCGACCGATCAGCCGCAGCGCAAGCCCAACGATCAAGAGCTCCTTCATGGTCTCCCATTCAGTTGCATCAAAGTGGCTGGCATTCAGGTAGAGAAACACCAGCGCAAACACCATGATAACGGCAGTCTCTACGCACTTCCAGCCGGGGTGATCGTCAAGTCTCATCGTTTTGTCGCTGCAGTATGGCGCACTTCAAGTAGACAGCCAGGTCCAGCGCCTCCTCGTAGGCTTCTTTTAACGGGTCGTCATAGGTATCTGCCGTCAGTTCCCTGCGGTAGTTCTTCCAGCCCAGCTGGTCCCTGTCCTGCAGATCGGCTATCACCTGGCTAAATATCTCAGACTGCTCCAAGGCACACCTCCTCTATTTCCTGCACCGCCCCTCGCGGAATGACACAGACCCCGGCATGCTTGCCTGTCTCACTGGCTACACCGGACAGCACCACCTTGTCGTCGTCCTGGTACACCAGGAAGCCCACGGCATAGCAGGTGTCCGGCTCCAGTAGTTCTGGGCAGTCGGTCCAGTCGCCGTGCCACTGGGTATCGTCCAGCCGGATCACGGCTATTTGCAGCTTGCTCATTTATAGGTAATCCAGTTGCACCGTTTATAGGTAATGTAGTTATTAAATGGGTAGTGGAAGCAATGCACGACCCTATTTCAGCGTTGCTCTATACTCGCCATTGTCAAATACTTCCATTGTCACCCCACCCCGCCCCGGCGGTGGATAGCCAGCGCGGTAGGCATAGGTGTTTTTCCAGCCTAAGAAACTCTGGGCAACTACCGTCCATTGAGTTGTATATTTCAACCTAGCATGCTCGTAGTCGATGCTGATTAGCGTCTCTGGGTTGACTTGTGGGTCATGGGTGTGTCCCGAGACGAGAAAGTGAATCAGGCCCGTGAATCGCTTGGCAGCTTGTGCCGCATTCAGTTTTCCGCCCTTGGTCTGTGCGTTGCTGCGCCCGTGGAAGATGTAGAACAGCCACGTATATGAATTGGCTGAAACCGACATAAACACCGGACCGTCAAAATAGGGTATTTCGAGCCGGGAACACAAGAATCGCATCGGGTCGATGCCCGACTTCTTGTACGTGCGCCATTCATGATTACCGACAGTTGAACAGAGTATCTTATGGGCGATGCGGCTCAGCAGCTTTTCACACAAGTCTATCTGTGATTGAGGATTCGTGCTTTCGTAGGACATGCCCCGGCCATCGTCCAACGCGTTTTCCATAATGTCACCGCCGAGAATTACATAGATGTTAGGATTCTCTTCAATCCAGCGCAGATAACTCAGGAACTTCTCTTTTCTATGCGCCACATGGCCGAGGTGAACGTCAAAGATCGGCACGATGCGAATCCTGCCGTCAACGAAAGAGTTGGGCAGTTGCACCGAAAGGTATGGGTCGAGATCGCTCTCGTCATCTACGCCAATGGCGTACCGCCAGTCCCGCTGCTTGATCTCGATCTTGTCATTGACAACCGGCAGTAGAATCCAGATCGGCTCGCCAAACTCATTGCGCTGCTGGAACAGGGAGTAGCCGGGATAGTCCTGCTGTAGCAGCTTGTCCGGCTCCTCGAAGCGGTCCTCCAGCTCCCGCCTGGTCCTGGCCTTGCTGAGAAACTTCAGAAACTTTTTAGAGCAATTCTCGTCCCGGGTCTGGTGCTTCTGCTTGGTACGGCCCCGCAAGTGGCACTCCCTGCACAGGGAGTCGGTGTGGCCGTGCGCTACCAGCTCTTTTTTGCCGCAGGATGGACATGTGCGGTAGAAGTGGTAGTCCTTGTGCTTTTTACAACGGGGGATGTGTGGGTCAACTTTGGCATTGATGGTATCCAGCGACCCGCAGACGATACATTTAGGGTGGTTCATGGTAGTGTCGGGCTGTTCACTATTCGGCAAGGTTTCACCAAATTGTGAAACGTGGTGAAACAGTGAAACGGCCCGCGATTGGCAGTTGCCGGCCTCCTAAATTTTTTTTCAAAAAAAGTACATTTTTTGCTTGACAACCTAAGCGGCATTGGGTATCATATAGATATGATGAAGAACGAAGAAAGAAAGACGGCAAATGAGAGATTTAGAGAATTGAAGGCTGAAAAGAACAATCAAATGGATACCATCCGCCAACTGCTGCGGGAAGGTTATCCGCAGCAAGAAGCAGTTGCAGCAGCTTGGGCCATCGAAGCCCCCGGCCAAACTCAACCTCGTGCGCTGAGCGGCAAATATGACTCTGAAACCAGGAGCGAACGCAACGCTCGTCGAGTCTGGCAATTCGGCCTCGAAAGAAAGATGAGGGGCTACTAAGAACAGACCAGAGGAGGTTCTCATGTATACCGACGGTGAAAAATTTTATGACGTAATCAAAGAAATTAATGGCTACCAACTCCTCCAACGCGAGGACGGTAAACGAACGGTAATCCGCATTTCTTACGAAAACAGACAGGTTTACTCGGCAATGCCGGGAGATATGCCGAGAGATGGAGGAACTTGGTGTGCAGGTACGAGCCTTGCCGGAGTGGATTATGTAGCCGGATTCTATTCCCGATCATATGCAAACAAGATGTTCAAGCGATTAGTGGAGGCGTTATGATCTGTCCCCACTGCCACAACGAAATTTCAGAGGCCGACATCGCCCGCCACTTTGCCGCCATCGGTGGCCGCAAGGGTGGGCAGTCAACATCAGAGGCCAAGCGCCAAGCAGCCCGTGAAAACGGCAAGCGCGGCGGCAGGCCACGGAAGGAGAAGAAATGAAAACCACAGAACAGCAAAACAGGATTCTCGACATACTTCATGAATGTAAAAACGAAGTCCTCAAGGAATGGAGAGCGAACGATGGTGGTTTGACATGGGCAGCCGATGATGCCATTAAAGACCTGTCCCTTGCCCAAGAAATGATCTTGGATGGAAACATCGAAGGTGCCTACTATCACCTAGCTGATTACCAAGCATGGGCTCACGTCAAACTTCCATTTGACAATTCATGACAACCCAGCCCCGCCCACCAGCGGGGCTTTTTCATTTCTGCCCCACCACAGCATCAGCCAGTTTCCAGCCCAGCCGGAACAGGAACCCGGCCAGTACAACAGCAATAACAGGCACTACCAGCGCCTGAATGGCCCAGAATATTCCAGTCACAACATCGCCTCTAGTGTCTCTTCTATTTGCTCCAGGTTATCGGCAGAGCCCTCATACAGCTGCCGCAATTCCCGGATCAGCCCAAGCGCCTGCCGTAGCAATTCCCGCTGCTGTTCCAAGGTGTTCTCGTGGAGGTCCAGCACACTAGCCAGCCGGTTCAGCTGCTGTAGCTTGGCATTGTACTGCTTGATGAGCTTCTGGCAGCGGCTGTTCTTCTGGTTAAAATCCAGCACAGCCAAGCGGCCATAAGTGGCTATCTGTTCCGGCGTCTCGGCTGGGATACGCTTCCTGCCGCAGTCAAGGCAGGGTGACAGACATAGCAGCAGACACAGTAATAGGCGGGTCATCCATTAGCCACCGCCTTTGCCCAGCATTGCCGTTACCACGGCCAGCACCGCTGCCGTGAACACGCCCCAGAGCCATTTGACACGAGACTCCACGGCATCTACCCGGCTGCACAGCCCCTGCGATCCATTGCCCCGGATGGTAGCCTCCAGCGCCTTGATGTCGGCCTTCAGGTCTGCTCTAAACTCCTGCCCCTGCTTGATGTGTTCCTGGACCAGCGTGCGCAGTGCTGAGAACTCGCCGACATAGCAGTTGAGTAAGTCTCGGTCTTGATTGTTCACTTCAACACCGCCTAGCTTGGCTCATCCAGGAGCCTGCTTCCTACCAGCGGAGCACCCGTAATATTGCTGACTAGCCTGTTTCTGGTGCCGCGCTTCTCAGCCGATCTACCAACCACCCATGTCGAGACAATACCGCCCCAGGCTATCCAGAACTCCGTGGGCAACGCGAACGGCTGCAGCATCAGCCCCTGCAATGTCTGGATAGTCGGGATGACACAGTAGTTATAGGTAATCACCAGTAATCCGAAATAGACAACCGTGGGCCGAGCCCGTCTGGTGTAGTTGTCACCCGAACTTAACTCGGCAACTAAGATACGCTCCTTGGCTGTCAGTTCAGTGCGAATGGTCTGCTCTATTTCCGAGTCGCGCTTCTGTAGCAACTGCTCCAGTGCCAGCTTGATCTCGGCCTTTTCCTGCTCACCTATCGGCTTGCCCTTGAACCGGGACAGGATAACATCCACACCTTCCATTGCCCCTTTCAAGCCACCGCCGAAAATGTCGCCTAGAAATCCCATGTCACACCTTCAACTTCCAGACCGCCCACAGTGCCAACGGTACTGCTACAAACAGCGCCGGCCATGCCTTAACAGCTGCAGCCGGGACCAGCCCGGCAAATGAAAAGCCCAGCGCAAAACCGAGGATCATAGTGATTGCTACTTTTGGTCTCATAATATTGTCTCCATCTTTATCTCGTCCTGGATCGTTACCCGCAGATCCCCGGCCCGTGCTGCTGGCAGAACGTGCTGGTAGAACCGCTCGTAGCCTTCAGCCGAGTTAGCTAGTTCTGCCAGCCTGCCGCCGATATTGGACCGGCTCAGCCCATCCGCTACCAGGATGCAGCCCGCCGAATGCGACTCCCTGACGCCGCGGTGGAAGTAGATCCACGTAAAGCCGGGAACCTTGCGAATATGCAGCATCCCCTCGTGCCAGGAGTAGAGATCTTTGTACCTGTCGTGTAATGTCCCCGCCTTGCGCAGCTCCACCTCATAGTCACCGGCTGGGATGCGCGTTTCTGCCGGTACCTTCACCAGCCGCTGCTCATCCTCGAGAGTCAGGCCGAACCACTGCCGGTCCACAAACAGCAGGCCAACGGTGTCTTCTTTCTCACCGTTGAGACGCAGGACTGTGATTCTCATGCTCTTTCAACCGATGGTGCTGGTGGTGCTTCTTTGGGTCGGTGGCCGCGTCTGCGCAGCCAATACCAGATCCATTCGAGAAGTTGCCGCACGTTCATTAGACAACAGTTACAGTCGGCGCACCAGGCGCTTCAGTAGGAGGGACGTTGGTGTCGAATACCGTGACATTGCCCGCTGGACCAATGCCGCCTTCGTTGAAATAAGCACCGAAATACCACCTCTGCCCGCGATTCGATGAGACGGTAAACGTTCCAACCAACGTAGCAATATCTCCAAGAACCACGAGATTAGCCGTGGCAGGATCTGCCCCGTCCGATTCGAATACTCTGATACCATCCGCACTATCTGGAATGGGCACCCCGGATTGAAATTCTTGAAACTCGATTCGTAAGTTCACGTTGTTCTCCTCAATAGTTATTGCCCCGTCCTGAGTGGACAGAGAAACTGCTTGTGCTGTCGAGTCACCGGCTACTACGTCCACAATAGATAATGTAGAAGGACCGCTGACGTTAAAAACTAAACTGCCGATATACTCCGGCAGCGGCTGTTGTGTCCCGTCCCTGGCTACAGCAAAATTAAACCGGCCCGTCTCTGGATTGGTAGTAGCTGCTAGTGCGCTGTCCCAGGACACAAACTCCAGTGCCGCCGGATCGTAAACGATGTCAAACTGCAAGCCGTAGACGGTGCGCTCGTCCAGCCAGATTCCGACCTGGACTTGCTCACCTGCTTTGGCTGCCTTACTTTCAATTACAAGCATCTAAAAGATCCGTCCCTACAATATGATTTTTTAAATGCTGCGCATCTAGGACATTGACGGCTCCATCCCCGTTCACGTCAGCTGCTTCCAGGTCCAGCCCAGTCAGTGGAAATAGGTTGACGGTGTGATTCAGAATCAATCCGGCGTCTAAGATGTCCCTGTTGCCATCGCCGTTCACATCACCGGGACAAACGCCGGTATAGTTCACCTCATTGGAAAAGCCGGACTCCAGTTCCTCGCTGTCATACGCAGTGGCCACATAGTAATAAGTCTCACGTGGCAGAATGGTATCGTCTGTAAAGGTGCAGCAGCTCGTGTCCTCCGGTGGGCAGGTAATCTCACCGATGGCCTGGTAACCGAAGCCGGACTGAGTAGAGCGGTACATGCGATAACCCAGCAGATCGGCTTCGCTGTTCGCATCCCACTGCAGCTGCACCGACTGTGCCTGTAGCAGACAACAAAAAACAGGCAATAAAAAAGCCGCCCGGAGGCGGCTGAGAAAAGTAGCCATAACCATTTTCCCTAGCTTGCAGTCACTCCTTCCACCGGCCGGCGCTTCTCTTTCTCAAGCTGTCGTATCGTTGCGTTTTTCTCTTCCAGCACAGACTTGAGGCGCTCATTCTCTGCCTGCAGTTCTGATAGCTTAACCTCAAGACGAACAACGTCCAACGACAGTGCCTTTAGGGTGTCCCTAGTTACAGCAAAATCTATACTAACCATATTGCTATTCGACTAAAATCACAGAAACACACTCAAATCCACGTAACTCTAAACCGGCTATTCCCTCTTCAATGACTATCCTGCGCAGCTTCCGAGCTTCATTTTCATGAATTTCAGTCAACAGTAAATCCCAAGAGGATGTACAGGAACCCCAGTTCAATGTTTGTCTGAAGTGAACAATTTGCTCACTCGATATCTGTACACCATCAACAAATTGGGCGGGTATGGTTCTCTTGATGATATAACCTTCTCCGGGATCAGCAACAACAAAACAAGCAATACTCAAAAGCACAAAAAGCGATAAAAATACCTTCATGACTTACCCCTCACAAATACAAATCACGGTAATTCGTTCATGGGTAATATCTTACCGGAAACATACAAATTCCCGTTCCCATGAATAACTAAAACTAGTTTACCACTTTGATCCGATATTTGGAGTCCGTCTGGATGGTGTTTTCTAATCCAACCAAACGATTTATTCCTGTTCTCGTCGCGCAGGCCCAACTCTCTTATATTCCAACCATTTGCAAATTCAATGTCTCCCTCGGTTAATGTTGTGCAGTAAATGGTTGACCACCTGTAATCAGGATGACCAAAATTGTAACTATCATCCGTATCTGGACGGGTTGGACATTTCCATAAAAGAGATCCTAAATCTATAGTATCAAGATAGTCAAAGTCTCCCTCATTGGCGTAAACATTGCCAAAAGCGACGCTTGCGGTACCCACCGATCCGCTATCATCAGATGACGGTTGAATGTTGCCATAAGCATAAATGGTTTCGCCGTATAAATCCCACCTATTTGAAGAACCGCCCAAATCCGTTCCCGTTGAAGATGGGAGCAAGTTTCCATAAACTGTCAAATATGTACAGCCTCCAAAAGCATCAATCCCGGCAGTACCATCACCTCCACCCACCAATCTAATACCGTTACCAGAGTCAAGTGCTGCCAAGTTCCCAAAACACGCAATTCCGCCAACTCCGTCTGACCCCTGAAAGAAGCCATTTAATGAACCTGTATGATAAAAGTTTATTCGATCGGCAGTTGTCGGAATGTCTATTCTCTTAACCGACGCATCATAAACTTCAAGCGCGCTGGAAGTCAGTTGGATTCTCGCACCACTAGCTGCCGTGCGAATCGTTGCACCCGTTACTGTTCCGGCAGTAATACTCCCCAGATCGGCATTGATTGAACCAAGGTCCGGTGTTGTAATCTCATCTTCAGTAACTTGATTGGGCATATCCGATCCACCACCACCCACGCCCGTTTCAACCCAGCCCACGTAATTTTTAATTTTTGCTGAGTTGGTTCCGTTCACACATTCAGCCAGCAGAACCTTTCGCCCTCCTACCGCACTCGAAAACGTGGTGGTTACCTGATATGTACTTTCAGAGGTATCCGGATCGAAATAAACATATGTCTTCGCAGACATATTCCCCGTATTGCTGCTAGAAATCGTTTCGTATAAAGCATCGCCAATCTTCAGATCATTGGCGGACCAAGCGACCGTATCCGCATCCGTAGAGGTCCACACCACATCAGAGGCAATATCCGGCGACCGCTGCGACAGCGTTTGCGTGGTCCTGGTTTCTTCCGAATCCGCCGGCGAGCCCACCGTCAGCCCAGGATGGTCTATCAATAGCAAGTCATGAAACAGCCCGTTTCCATCAACAGTCAAGTTCAACTCGTAGATGCAGAACAGCGTCTCATCATAGCCGACGTTATTGCTGGACGGTCCAGCCCAATGCGTGACGGAAACAAAGTCTCCCAGCTCTAGATAGGACTTGGCTGGAATGCGAAATGACACCACATCCCGACTGGAGCGCTGCTGGAACAGTCTGATCTGTGCTATCTTCTGCGCATCGTTGATGGAGCGGATGCCGTGCAGTTCAGCCTCTTCCTCGATATTCCGGCCCAGCGCAGTCTGCTCCGTAGCATCGTTATAACTCTTCCTGGCCGTAAAACGTCCCCGTGCAAAGTCATAAGCGTAGGAGCACTCCAGCGTGGATACGTTATCGCTGGGCGAATCGATAGAAAAGCTGCCCTGGATGATGTCCTGTGAGTCAAAGTATGTCTTGGTACTGGTCCCGGTCTGCGCATCATCAAAGCGCATCTTAAATTTGCCGGATGAGTTGACAAAAAACTGCAAGTTGAACGACTCGGCAAACATGTCCACCACATCCAGCCAGGTCATGCCCCACTCGGTCACAGCCAAGCCGTTATTAGACAGTGAGATAGATTGTGCTGTGTACTGCGCATTGACTGTAGTGGTACTGGCGAAGTCTGCTGCCACCAGCGGCGAGGTTTGGTCCAGGTTCGACAGCACCAGCTTGAGTGAATCTGGAATATCCGTTTCCAAATTGCCGGACTCCAAATTGTCATCGGTGATACCGGTGGCGTCATAGGTGACATCATCCACGCCGTTTTCGTCGCGTAGGTCGTAGTCAACGTCAATGTATGTCATGCGGACCGTGCCGTAGCTGGTAGTAGTATCCACATAGGTTGTAGTCCAGTCTCCAGACGGTACTTCGTTGCCCCGGCTATACACTTTTGTAATAGACTTGAGCGGATGCTGTGCAGCCACATAGCGGTACTTAGCCGCCGTTACGGATGGGTCTACCAGATAAGCCGGAATAGATCCCCGAGACTCGAAGCTGGTGCTGGATACGGTACCGATGACAATAGGAATCAGTGCTACTGGTGTAGTGATCGGCATATCACCAAAGATGTCCGGGAACACTCGCAGCGGCACCTTCTCCGTCAGTACGTCCCAGGAATCATCTCGCGCTTCTATCTGCAGCAAGTCCGGCGTGACGGCTACGCTCTCCACCACACCCACGAACTGTGTAGTAACAGCATTGTCCTCGTCGTCTACCAGCTTAACTGTGACAGCCCGGCGCTTGAAGGTCTGGTTCTCATGCAGCGTCCGCAGTGTGCCGTCCTGGTCCGCCAGTTCAAAGCCAATCGTCTGAATGGCCGACACGCCACCACCAGGCCGGATGGTCCGCTTCAGGCTGTCAATGCCCGTGATACGCCCTTCATAATAAGCCGTGGAGGTGGAGGTACCGTGGATGGAGTAATAGAGCGTGCCGTTGTCCAGCGCGATTTCTACCAGTAAGTCACTCATAGTTCACGCATGAACTCCAGTGTTTGGACGCCTCGGTATGTCTTCACTTCTTGGACGACAAACGGCCCTTGAACAGTCGAACCTTGAGATCCTATATAAATTCGATCAGCGTTGAATGCACCTGGAAATGTATTGGCTGCAAATGCGCTGGAAGTAGATGCTGCCCCACCATTTTGAGACACTGTAACCTTGCCCGTTCCGTCTGGATACAAAACACCCAATAGTTCCACCGTGTCTCCAATAGCAAGCACCGTTGTATCGGTAATCGCCCGTGAATTTATGCCGTCATCATATGAGAACCCCGGCTGCTCTGAACCTGTTTCATAAAGCACCAAACGAGGATCAGCAGCTGCAGCAGCCCCTCCAATATGAACTAGTGCTTGCGTTCCCGTATCTACCTTGGCTTTGATGTATTTGACATACACACTCATGGTCTGAGTATCAAAATCAAAAGGCGCGTATAACAAATCGGCATTTCTGGTAGAAGTTGCACCGGATGTCAGTATCGGACTAGACGAAAACGACTTGTCTGCCTCGTGCTGGAAATTCCACGCATATAAGCCGTAGCCGGAGACACCGGAATAGGTGGCGCTGCTAGTGGCATCGGCAAGCAATACTCTTTGCTGGGCATTTGTCACGCCGCTGCCGAGCTGTACACCCATGTTGACCCGGTACCAGCTGTTTGCATAGCTTTCAATGGCGCCGCTTTGTAATATGCCCGAATTACCAGCATAAGACGCTATTGTTGCAGCACTCAAGTCTATCGTGGCTCCGGCATAACTCGTTCCCGTTGTCGCATCCAGGTAATATTTACATTCTGTTCTTTCAGACGCCTTCAAAAACAGTGCAACAGCCTGGACGGTATCAGCCGTAAAAGATACGGCAGAAGATGACACCTGATGCGCCCCAGATGCTTGCGCTTCCTCTATCTTATATGCCAGCCCGCTTGCTGTGGCCTTTGGCTCATCCGTAGACGCAGATGCCACCGTGACACCGCTTAGCGTATAAACGCTCAAGTCCTGCCCATAGCTCAGCGCATTCGTCCGCGCAGGTTCCAGCAGTGTCCCATATTCGTCATAGTCATAATGGTGCGGCCCGCTGCTGGTACTGATGCCGGCCACACTCCCGGCCCAGCCGGTCCGCAGCACACCACTGCCCACCTCCACCAGCTCGAGATGCTCATTCTTGTAGTAGGCTACTGTTTGCCTAGTAAAGCTGCTGCCGTCCGGCAACTCCCTGTTGTCCCTGAGCACCGGCATGTAAGCCACTACCGGAACACCCGTGGGATCGTCCACCAACTCAACCGCCACACTCGCCGTATCCGGTGAACTGTAGACGCGCTGGAAGCTGTCCTGATTGATGCGGCCAAAGACAGCCTCAGTGCCGGAGGTGTATGGGATAAACAGCGCCGGCTCGTCCGGCCCCAGCAAGTCCAGAAACAGCGAGCGCAAGGTGCTGATGTCCGTGGTTGTCTCGTGCTGGAACTCCAGCATCAGCCGGTACCGCTCTGCCAGATGGCGGTTGATCGGCACGGCCGTCTCTGTCTGGCTGCGCAAGCCGATCATCTCATCGGCAAAGCTGGACGACAGCGAGTAGCCAAAGTCCAACTCTGTTAGTGTACCCATGACAAGATAGCCGATCTGCGCAAATCCATAGGCGTTCTTCTCGTCGGATATTTCTATGTTCCAATACTTGTGAGACTCGGCTGCGCTGAAATAATGCCAGGCCACATTGCGCCGCCAGGTCATCGTGCCTTGGCTTGAGGTAGGGTTAAAAGAGGATCCGCCGTTTAACGTGATCGTGGCAGACGACGACAAGTTGTGGCCCACCAGCGCAATCACATTGATGCTCTGTGCCGCCGTAAACGATACCTGTAGATTCATGCTGCCGGTCCCGCTCGACGATACCCGGTTCCAGATGCGCCCCGGCTTGGACACCGGCAGTAGCTGCATATTAGATACCGGAAAGTTGCTATCGGCCTGATCCACCGAGTCGTCAGCCGGATCCACTGCCGTCAGCCGCGCCTGCCGTGCTATGTTGTCCTCGATCTTGAGGTAGTTCAGTTTTGCGAAGGCCATTATCTGCTAGTTGTTCTCCCGCCTGTGTTCAGTGTTCTTTGCCGAGTCACGACAGCCCGGTTAATTTCAGGGATAACCACATTCTGCACATAATCCCGAGAGGACATACGCTGGGACTCGTAGCGGAAACGCTCGGCTGCGTTTATCATGTCCATGATGCCGCCGACCATTACATCCCGGAAGGTTCTGGCACCTTGACTCATCTCTTCAAAGTCAATTAGCTTCTGGATGCTCGTGGCGCCACCGGGAGTACCGGCTGCTTCTGTAACCAACTCATTACCACCCATCAGAATCTTTTTGATGTCCGGCAACAGAAACCAACGGATGTTGCCTAGGTGGTCAAGGACGCTTCCATCACCAGTCAACGCATCGTGGAAAAGCCAGTTCTGGTCTATGATCTGAATGAGACGATCTATCACACCTAACGGCCCGATAAGTGCAATAGACGTATATCTGGTATTACGTTCTATCTCGTCCCTGTCCTCGCCTTCATCGCTAAAAAATCCGGCAATCGCACCAATGCCGGCAGCAATAGAACCAATAGATCCAAGTGAGCCAAGAATGCCACCCGCAGCACCGGCACCGCCTTGAAAAATGCCGCCTAAGCCACCGCCACCACCCGCAACGCCGCCAACTGTGCCGGCCACGCCACCACTGCCACCAAATATGCTACCCAGTGCTCCGCTAAGAGCCCCGGTTATCTTGTTAATAAACGGTGTGACCAGAGTCTCAATTAAACTGCTGATAATCGCCTTGGCCCCTGCCTCGGCAATACTCTTCAGCGTATCCCAGGCGCCGCCCCAGTCAAAGATGATGTCGCCGATGCTCTGGGCAAAGTTGGTGGCTACCGTGGACACCTGCTCGCTCATGGTAGCGCCCAGTGTTTTGACCGCTTCACCAGTTTTGCCAAAATCTCCAGCCACGCCACCCTTACCGTCTGGCCCAATTAGTTGGACGGATGTTGCCCCTATAACACTGTTTAAGTTAAGCCAAGGATCTTCGTTAGCTGCTGCTTTAATACCAGTCAACACAGCTGGATCACCAAGAGATTCAAGTGATTTCTTGAGCTTATCGGTAGAATCCTTGGCCTCTTCGGTATATTTTTTTATCTCGTTTTTCAGAACATCCCTATAATCCAGCATCTTATCTTTTAGCAAGATAACTGGACGGCGAGATAGTTCAAACTTTTTGGCAAGTTTATCAACCTCTTCTTTTGCATCTCTTAGTTCTTGAGTCATTCCAGAAGATGCAAAGGAAGTTTTCTCTAATGCTGGGATAAAGCCGGTGCTTGGCTTGGTAATTGCCTTGGATGTATCTTCAACGGCCTTGGTAACTTTATCCTGTTCCTTAACCATGTCATCAGCATCATCACCAACTAAACCAAGCCACTTCCCAACCGTTTCTAGATTGTCCCGTGCTGTCTGAAGATGCTCTATCAGAGCCTCAAGCGCAACGCTAACCCAGTTGGCGATAATATCGTAGATGAAATCAAAAGCCGGTTTGACGTTTTGCCAAACAGTATTGACGAAATCGGCAATAGCATTGTAGACAGTGGTTCCGATAACGGTAGCAAGGTTCCAGAAAATCTCACCCAGAAGTTTTACAATCTCCCAAAGACTCGACAGAATCGTTGACCCCTGTTCAGTTTGACTAAACCAAATACCGATAGCAGCAACTACAGCACCAACCGCAACAATAATACCGGCTGGACCGCTCAAGAAAGTAATTACAGTGGCTATGGCAGCGCCAAGACTCCCTGGACCAATCAACATCCCACCAATAGAAGCTAAAGCCGGACCCAGAGCAGCCAAGTTAGTTAGCATAAAACCGATAGCCACCAAAACCGGACCCAGCGCAGCGGCAACACCAGCAACTGCAATGATGAACGTCTGTATACTGGAATCCAGAGTAGTGAACCAATCAACCCAGGATCCTAAATAAGCAATCAATGGTTTAATATAGTTCTCAACAATATTCAAAAGGGCTGGACCGAGAGCATCACCAAGACGTTGTGCCAATACCGACACCTGCACCTTTACTTGCTCCCATGCAAATCCAGCAGCATTAACACCTTCGGTCTGCTCCTTAAATGCAATACCGGTAGCTCCTGCAGCAGTACCCATGGCACCCAGCTTTTCGGTAAAGGTTTCGGACTGTGGCCCAAGCAAAGAAAAAACCGCATTTAATGCTTCTGCTCGCCCAAATAGTGCAGCAACAGATTCCTGTGAACCATCAGTTTGAGCTACCAGGGCCTCAAGCGCACCACGAAAACCCAAGGTCTGAATAATAGCTTCAGCATTACCCATTCCAAGATCTTCAATAGCTATCCCCATCTCCTTGGTCGGCTTTATCATCGCCTTGAGAACTGCCGAAAATTGCGTTGATACCTCAGATGCATTTCCGGTGACACCGGTTAATGTTGCAAAGGTGGCAAAAAGCTCCTCTTGAGCAACTCCGAGTGTTACAGCATTTGGAATGACGCGACCCATTGAAGCGGCTAATTCAGGAAATGTGGTCTGTCCCAACTTGACAGTGGTGAAAGCCAAATCGCTGACTTTTTGTTGCGCTTCTAGAGATGTGTCGCCATACGCCTTTGTTGTTGCGGATAAAAGGTTGATAGCATCCGGAACTGTGGCTAACCCAGCCTTTGCAGAAGTTGCGGCCAAAGTTAACAAATCAGCCGTTTCAGCCGAATCGCCAAAGGCGGATATTAACTGATACAAGCCCTCGGACATGGTTGTGGTACTTGTACCAGTAGCAATGGCAGCATCCTGAACTGCATCCTTTAACTCATTGACCCGCTCCGTATTGCCTGGTATTAGTGTGGCAACATTGGCCATGGACTCGTTAAAATCGGTGGACATTTTGATTGCAGCCGCACCAATCCCAACGATCGGCAAAGTTAGCCCCGCCGTCAGCCCCCGGCCCACGTCCTGCAGCTGGAAGCCGACCTTGCGCACCTTACGTGCAGCCGCATCCATGTCCTTGCCGAACTGCGCAACCTTGGCCTGCAGCCCGACATACAGTGTTCCTACAGCTGCCATTAGTTGACTTCTCCGCTGGTTATCTTGGTGTTTGTTGCTTTAGCAATCATCTTGACAATCTCAAGCTGCTGCTGCCAGGTCTGCTTCCTGGGCCTGACTTGGGTGAGGCTGGGCGTGACCAGGAAGTCTCGTGGATCAAAGCGCACGTTCTTCTCCTTATTGGCAAACCACGCCTGTGCGAACAGATAGGATAATTTGGCTAGTTGGACCTCTTGGACTAGCGGCCCAAAAGACTCCATCTCGTAGTAAGCCTGCCACTCGGCAAATTCCCTGGATGACATGCGCTCAAGCAGTTCCTCGACCGGCAGATGCAGTGCCAGGGCTAGCTTGAAGGCGAACTGTCGCCCTGGCTCGGCAAGTTTTTTGCAACGGCTTCCTGGTCGCGCAGACCATTCAGCTCCATTGCCGCCTCACAGATGCGGTCCAGCGTCTGTGCGCTCATCTGCTCAAGAGCATCCTGGGCATCGTCGTTGTCGGCAATCAGCCGCCCGTCCTCGTCACAAAGCGAGGCTCGGACGACTGCAAACTGCAACTGAAAGCTCTTGTCCTCTTTTGGGACCGTCTGCCCGCCCTTCATGTCGAAGTGCTCTTCAATAAGGCGTAACCGCTTGGCAGCTGTAAAGCTGCGCACATAAACGATGCCGTCAAGCTCCGGCAATTCCACCGGCTCGATTCTGCAATGCTTGGCTAAGTCGGAAAGTGTTAACTTTTTCTTGTCCATAAATTAAGCAAGTGTCGGTACACCGGTTATGGTAATTGTGACAGAAGCACCCAGTTTCCCTTCCACCGGCGCTGTCACATTAAACGCATTAACATACGCCGCAAAGCTCCAGGTAGTAGACCCGGAATCGGGAAACTGCAGCTGGAAGTTGCGCTTGGTTTTGTTCAGCATATCGTCAAGCAATCCGCCCGATGCATCTCTGTGAGTTGCCGCAGTCGGAATAAAGCTGAGATCCAGACTGATCGTGCCACCGTCCAGCAAAGTCCCGATGCGCTCTTTGAAAGCGCCGGTGGACTCGTGGTGAGTGACCTCTACCAGATCAAGACTCAGATTCGGCCCGGATATGTTGGTGCACTCGGCGATGGCCGTAAATGTCTCAGTGCCTCCACCATCACCGATTTTTAATAGGGTGCCATAGGCATCCAGTGCATTTGATGTGGACATTTAATTTCTCCTGGTTTTGACAATAAAAAAGCCGCCCATAAGAGCGGCTCAACGGTTCTATTAGAAACAAAAAAACAGCTAGACTTTAACTTGGCTTTTCCTCCTCGTGGTGTACGGAATAATCCGCACTGACACGCCAAATGTTGATGTCATCGTCGTAAAAGTCCGGGTTATCCGAGTCTTTCAGAATTGCCGTGACAGTCACGCCGGCGGATGTCCCGGTATATCCCTGCAGCGCCAGCCTGACCTGTTCTGCCAGAAACTTGGCCGTATCATAGTTGGCGCTCCAGCAGTCGATCTGAAAGCGCGGGAAGCGAAGACCGCTGGAGCCCTGGTGACTCTCGAACGATTCACCATAGATCAGGTGATAAGTGATTGCATCCAGCGTAGGATTCTGCGGCAGCTTGTACGGATAGATCCTGTATCCAGAGAAGCTGGAATCATAAACAGCCGATGATACACCCGTAACCGCCTCAAGCCTGGCTACCAGTGCTTGCTCAACGTATGCCAAGTTTCATCAACTCCTTCTCAATCTCGTCCCACAGAGCCTCACCGAATACCCGTCTGGTCTCTTCTCGAACCTTGGAACTTTCGTAGGCCGGACGCATAAACGGTCTGGGCATATTGCTTTTCTCTCGTGGTGGTCCATACTCAACAAAGTTGGCCCAGGCATATCCTTTTTCCACACCAGCCTTGACCAGCAAATCACCACCCTTGCGGATACTGGTACTGATCTTGATATGATCGGCAAAGTGGCCCTTTTGTGGATAAGTAGGACCGCCCGGCGCCTTGTATGCCCGCTCTTCTATATCCTGCTTGAGAGGCTCCCCGGCTAATTGTAAAGGCTTACGATAAGCCCTTTTGCGCACATCATCGCCCAGCTTCTCGAGGATACGCGCAGCATCCTCAAAACCGTCTATGACAATGACATCATCGCGCCTGGCCATCTTAGTAAGTCAAGCGCAGCACAGCCACTTTCAAGCCACTGATGGACCCGGTAAAGTAAAAAGCACCTGTGGTCTGCCGCCACCCTTCCAGCGCACCGACATGGAAAGCAGCCATTTCATTGGCGCCCAGCGTTGCCGTCAAATCGCCGGTCCGGTTCTGTTCATCAGCTACAGATGTCAGTGTAATTCCGGCATCAGTAGCACCGCTGTTGTAGAACACGAGCACTTCTTTTCCGCTCAATGCAAACTCGTTGCCGCTTACCTCATCCACTGCCGTCAGTGTCACATCGAACTGTCCGGCAGACGGGCTTGAAGGATACGGCCCCAGAATCGAATCTGGTGTCAAGCTAACTCTAGCCATTTGTTTTTCTCCTGTTTACTCAGCCCTGGCCTCGGCCAATACCTCAAGCCAGTGGTCCCTTCCGCCCATCTCAATGATGGACAGAATGTCATAAGTTTTGGACCCGTCCATAAGTCTCATAGTCGGGTCCAGATCATCTCTATATCGTATTCGGTAGCGCGTTGTCAGTTCAGCCGCAACCTGCTTGGCTTGCCAATACTCACGGCCACGCAGCTGCACCCGCTCGGCCCAGACCGTCGCATAGTTGGCCCAGGTTTCGTCCAACTCACCAAAGCTGTTTTGTGTGACCGTCTTCTTTTGAAAAGAAATCCTACGGTCTAATCGCCCCGGCCTCATACCGCTCTGATCCGTTCTGCGCCAAGTAGAGCCTCGGCTGCAACCACCCGCGGCAGCACCTGAACATTGCCGCGACTCTGATCCAGTACCAGCGCCCGGTAGTCATACCAGGCAGCAACGTACAATAGAATTGCGTGCTTGATATAACTCGGCACATCCGCCCCGTCATCACCAAAGCCGAGCACCGCACGAACCGTCACCGTCTCGAACTGATCCCGAGGTGTCGGCCAGTCCTCGTTATAAGCCAGAACAATCCGCCCCGGCTCATACCCGGTCTGGACCACATAGTCATCTGAATCCCAGGTCTGTGTGGTGCCGTTCGTGTCCACGTACTTGATGTAAGTCACAGACTGAAGCGGTGCCAGTGGAATCCTGATGTGGTCGTCGTCATCATCCGGGAAGTCATCAAAGTAGAAGTCCCACGTCTGAGTAATCAGCCGAAAGTTGGTGACGCGCTCTACATGATCCCGTGCAATCTGAATCAGCGAATCAACATAGTTGTCGTCATCCGACAAGTCAATCCGCGCCTGTGTCTTGGCTTCTTCAGCCGTCAGCGGCTCTTCATTCGGCGTCGTTATCTGCTTGTAATTCGCTGTCGTCAGCATTTTTACTCCGCTTCCTGGCCCGTCTGCGAGGCTTGCTATCCGGCTTTAATATGTCTATGCCGATTACCTCGGCTGGGGTTTCCGGTGCAGCCGTCTCAACAGGCTCCGGTGGCTCTTCTACTTTGTCCGGGATAACTTCGATCAGTTTTGCAACTTCTCTGGAAATCAGATAATCCGCGATGGTATTTTCCACCGTTACAACTTCACCGGCTCGGAAACTAAATGCACGATCTCGGCTCACAGTATGAGTCAATTCAATCCGCTTCACGTTTCTTTCTCCTTCGCCGTTGTGGTGCCTTCGTTGCCGTGCTCGGCTGTTCCCTGGTAGCCGTCTCCGGCTTGCTCTCATCTTCCTGCTTGGAAGCCAGATCATGCTCTACCAGTGCCAAAGCCCGCACATCGGGCAAATCATAAATTTCACCGCAGCGAAGCTCACGGTGGTCACACCTCATGCGCACCTTCATAATTACCTCGTGATAATTGCAGTCACGGTCACGGGAAATGTCTTAGTCTGCGTACTGGCAGACACAACCGCCTTGACCACCCCACCGGCGCCAACCGTCTTGCTGGTCGGCGTAATAGTGGAAACAGTCCCGGATGCGGCCCCGGACAAACTGACACTACCAGCACTAGTAGCAGACGAATAAACAACAATCGTTGCTGAACCGTTTGCAGACATGGCCATGTGATTGGTGATATACACCTTGGCCAGTGTCCCGGCATGTGGTGCTGCGATATGTGTCGTTTTCTGTGCCGTCTCAGCCGATGCAATGTAACCCATCGCGGCAATCTGATTCAGTTCCGTGATGGTTGTGGACATGGCTGTCCCGCTGACTGCGATCTTGCCGGATGCAAACAGGGAAAATATATCATTCCCACTCGCATCCTCGAAAATCAGGTTTCCATTGTTCCAAGTTGATTTAACATTGGTTACTGGCATTTACTTTTTCCTCCATACGGGAGCGAGTTGCCCCGCTCCCGTTTAAGCGCGGTGGTTCCGCGTCAGTTACGCAATCTCAGTTGCGCTCTCCGGCGCACCAAAACGTGCACCAGACAGAATTGCCACGCAGCTGTAGTTATTCTTTGTCCCACCACTGTTTTTGACATACAGCGTAGAAGCAGAACTTGTCAGCTGATCTGCATCGATCTCGATAACTGCAATTTGTTTGGACCCAGAAGTCATGGACAGACTCGTACCGCTGCCCCTAGCCCCCAAGGTATCCCCACCAGAAGTTGCCTCCTGGTAGTACCTAAACGTAATTGCAGTAGAATTGGATGGTGAGAAATCGTCACCCCTTTCTACCGTGATCGTTGTCGCAGATGCGGCAACTCCCTGTGTGATGATGATGGATGCGTGATTATAATGACGCATCGAGAACACGTCGCCATTGCCAACCCCGGAAGCCGGAGGATAGACGCTAACAACATGTCCTTCTTCAGCTACAACAAAGCCTTTTGAACTCATGTTATTACCTCCTTAACTCCGTCCCTGGACGATGACAAACGGACTAACCGTGTTTGTTCCCTGTGCCGGTGTCAATGCAGAACTCCACCAGGGCTGACCATCCACTCGGATAATCACCCGGAATACGGTCTGCGCAGACGTAAACTCAACGTGCATAGACATATCCGCCTGCACGCCGCCCTTCTCGGCCAGCAAATACTGGCTGAAATCGGCAAGGATCACATCACCAGCCGTACCCAGTGTCTTAGCCTGCTCAATCGGAATGACGGGAAGCCCCATCAGACTGGCATAAGGCGAACCTGCAGCACTGCCACCGGGCAGATAAACAGGGGCCCCACCAGTACCAACAGCAAGTGACATCGTGTACAACTGCGGGAAAACATCCTGGTTGACAAACCATGCCGCACTACCCAAGCCGCGAGAATACAGGCGAGCATACATCTTGACTGCGTTCTCAAACTTGAACGTAGTCGCAGCCTGCCCCGATTCCTTGTTGACCTGGACACGGACATTGGTTGCCTGCAGGACACCAAGTGGTTGACCGGCACCGGTTCCGTTGATGATCCTGTCGTCTAACTCAAATGCCAACTCAGAAGCAAAGGCTTCCTCGGCAAAGCTGCCAAAAGCGGCAGCGTCGGCCAACAGTTCATCAGTCGCATAAAGCAGTCCGGCGCATTTGTGCAGGTGCAATTCAATGGTACGGAAAGTAGGCTTCGACTTAGAAATAGTCGCGCCCTCATCCAGCCATTCAACCGACACTCCACCAAAACGCGAACCGGCAGCACGCGAGGTCTCGTTTACGGCCCGGAATTTAACACTGTTTGCGCTCGTACTCACCGGCACACGCCGGCAGCGTCGAGCAACCTGACCAGTCTCATGCATCAACTGAAGGATACCCGCGGCCACATCCTGATCCACCAGAAAACCACCATCACTGGGATTCTTTTCAGAAGCCCCCTGGATGGCCCGGTGGACTCTGGGATCGGAGACGTTATGATTGCGCTCTGTACGAGCCACAGCAACCATAAAGTCGCCCAAGCCGCGAGATCCTTTCGCCCACGGTTCCAGCGTGCGCCTGTCCTCACCAACCTCGATCCTGGTCTCACCAGGTGGCTCGTGATTCGGCACAACATCCTTCTCCGCAGCAGCTGCACGCTTGGCCTTTTCTTTGAGGCGATCCGCCGTGTCGGCAAGTCTTTCCGCTTCAGCCAGTTTTGCGTCATAGGCTTCTTGTTCCTCGTCCGTAAAACCACGCTTTTCGTCGGCAGCCTTGTCAATCAAAGCATCCGCCTCGGCCAGCAGTTCTTCACGTTTGTCGTAAAGATCCTGCCAAGCTGTTTTAGCCATATCTTTTCTCCTTAAAACAAAAAACCGCTCTACAGCGGCTCTTGTTTCGAGAATTGTTAATGGACTGAATTACCGTAAAAAACGGTTAAAGGCTGTGACGGGTCAGTCCTTCAAGTCACACACCTTGCGCAGTCGCGCCAGTTCTACCCGGCGCTTGGCGAGCTGCAACCGCGCCTCGCCCTGGTCCCTAGGCTCCTGCCCTTCGGGCTCCAAACTATTAAAATCAGGTGGCTCCTCATCAAACTGCTTATAGTGAGAAGCTAAATGCGAATAAATACCATTCAAGTCTGAGTCGGACAATCCTTGTACCTGACCGGCACGCTGCCAAGCAGCAGCCACCCCGCGCCAGACTACAGCCCCGTCTGAGGCCCTGTGATGCCCTAGTTTCATATCACCAAATGTCTCGGGCGGCATTGAAAACGAGAAAGCAAAATGACCGGCTATTTTTCGTTTCTCAGCATTGCTCAAGTTCTCCCAGCTTTCCTCCGTGAAGTCCTGCAACCGCAGCTTATCCCAACTCTCGCCCCGATCCGCCAAATCCCGACTCACATCCTTGGGTATCACGCGCTCTTCATAGATGCCGCGTAGAAAACCCATCGTTCTTTGCAGAAACTCAATATCGTCCGGCTTGATAGACATTCCACGCTCATGGCGGATCATTACCCTTGTTAGAGCCTCAAGATCCAGCCCCTCACTTTTCATCATGTCTCGAAGCGCGACCGATGTTTGTGGATAAGCTGGAAACGTCACCGGTGATACATCGAACAATTCCACCTCTTGAATGACCCGCTGAATCCCACTTGGCTTATCGTGCCAATCATCTTCAATAACCCGAAAACCAAACGACATTTGCGAAATATCCCCGCGATTGATGGACACCAGCAAATCATCAGCCCACTGTGTTCCCGGAGGTGTAATCTGTACTTTTAGCCCAGTGTTGTTTTCTTCCAAGCTTAATGTTTTAGCCGATGTCCTCCCCAGCACATAATTGGGGTCATGATTGAATAAGGCTCGCACATCCGCAGTTTTGAGCGTCTCCCGAAAAGCACCCGGTGAGATCTTTTCTTTGAAGCCGCCCAAGTCCTCAGACCACTTATTGAACACAGCCGCATAACCGGTGATTCGTGGCGTTTTATCGTCATCTTTGGCTACCGCTCGAAGTTCCTGCATTTCGAAAGTTCTCAGTTCCTTTTTCATTGAACCGTTTCCTTTTCACTACCGGGCAATAAAGCCCGAGATAATCTTTGTAATTCGCTTTCAGCGAGAGAAGCGGCCCGTCCCGCACGTTCCCACTGGTCAAGCCGATTCAAAATGCTTTCCCTCGGATCATCTCCGTTTGAGTCAATTAAATCGACCAACTCCCGCTTTGAATCAAGCGTGTATTTTTGGGCAAATTCTCCAGCTATTTCGTTGACATTGAATTTCTGGTCCGTCACGTCTGAAATGGATTTCGTGTAAGATTCGACAGCAAACCGGATCAATTCCGGAATCGTTTTAGAAAAAGATCCGTAAAAACGCTCAAGCACAGCTCGGAACTTTTCCCGCGGTACCTTTCTCTCAGACGCAAACAGCCTGCGCAAATCACCCAATTCCCTCTTTACAACTCTGTTCATCGCATCAACGAACACCACTCGATAAGCCTGCCGCATATTCTCTTCGTTTACGGCCTGACTACCCAACTGTGAAATCGGGATCATATTCAGCGGCACCAAGTAATTATCACCACCCTCAATGGGATCCATGTTCTCCTTGCGCCGGACATCGTTCTCCGACATCCAGCCCCACTGCCTGGCCACCGAATAAGCCTTGTATCTGGTCTCAATATCACCCCGCAGCAGCCCTTCAACCGTAAACTCGGCAAACAGCCGAGTATCCTGCAGCAAATCGCGCTGGATAGCCTGTTCCCAGCGCACCAGCCACGGACGCAGGGAGTAGACAATAAACTCAAGTGACTTCTGCTCCACATTGGCTCGAGGCTGCGCCGACGGCTCGTGCTGGATCATATGCGCTGGTACATTAAACCACCTGGCTATTTCTTCGACTTCAAAGTTGCGACTCTCCAGGAACTGTGCATGCTCATTCGGCAGCCCGATCGATTTCCACTCTGCCCCCTCCTCTAACATTCCAACCTTATGCTGGTTTTCGCCCGAGTGCATCTGCTGCCAGTCTTCCCTAAGTCTCTTATATGCCTTGTCACTCAACTCAACCGGTACCTGAATCGCCCCATTTGGTGTTGCATCGTTGCCGAAAAACCTGGCCCCATACAACTCCAGCGCCCGTGCCAGACCGAAACTCTCCCGCGCTAGTTCTATCGGCGCCTTACCGCAGAAAGCCTCGACAGTAAACACCTCTTCACGAGATAGAAACCTGGTGGCAGAATCCTCGATCACCTCATAGTACAGCCCGGCAGTTTCCTTCCACTTGCGCCGCACCCGGTCAAACTGCAGCGGCAGCAGAGATATAATCCGGCCTCGGTCCCGTACAATCTCAGCATAGGCTCGGCCCCGCATGACTACATCACCCTGCAGCCACTCCCGGAACTCCGTAGAGGTCTGAAACTCGTTCGGCGCATCATGCAGCAACCGGTAAATCGGCAAGTCCTCGGCTCGAGTCTTGCCGCCGTCGGACCTGCGCCGGTAGATATTCAACGGGATCGTTGCCACGCCTTCCGACAACAGCCGCTTGCAGGCAAACACCGCCCCTATGGTTTCTGCCAGCTGCGGCGTCATCTGTTCACCGGCTGCCGTCTTCTGCGCATAAAACCAAGGCTGATACCAATAGTCGTCTATCGGCCCCTTGGATCGTCCCAATATTGTTCTAAGTATGCCAGCCATTATCTAAGTGATCCCCAGATGGCCGCACCGAGTAGTACAGCACCGCCAATGAGCAGAGCATAAAAGCCCCACAAACCAAAAGCGGCCCAGAGTATCAACCCCAGGCCGCACAGACCGAGTAGATCCCACCGGTCTATTTCACCCACTTAGACGTAACCCCACCAGGCGTTGAGCACAGCCGAACAACCACCACTCGACATCCTAAGCGTAATCGCCTGAGATGTCGGAGCAAGCCAGTTCACAAAATCCAACCTTTCAGTGTCCGGTGCAACCTCAGTTGCATTCGCACCGGATACGGCCTGAAAATAAGCCTTGAATAGAACTGATGTTGCCGCACTAATCACAAAATTAGCAGCTGATGGTGAATCCGACCAGCTGCAAACCGCACCGTAAAGCGCGATCTGTGAACCCGTCTGTGCCGGTATTGTTATTGTTGCCGCACTAACCCCGGTGGTAGTTGCTACCGAATTACTGCTTGATACTGTAACTACAGCCATTTAAGCCTTCCTTGTCCTGACGATGACATCGCTTTCCCAGTAGCCTTTCAAACTAGCCGCACTTGCCGTTATTTGTGCCACCAGCTTCTGGCCTGCTGTGACAACCATGCCGTCATCCAGGACCACTACCCAGTCACCGCTGGAACCCGTTTCCGCAAAACTCGCCGGCCAGGTCTGGCCCGAGATGTTCGTTAGCGCCGATGCATCCTTGACCGTGACCGTAATGGTCCCGGTTGTCACATACGACCCGGTACGAGCATTGGTCAGACCGTCAATTTCCAGCAGATTATCGTTTTGGTTCCAGTAGACCAGCGCCATGATTAGGCTCCGTCATCGTCACCGCTAAAGGTAGCCTGGACCGTCAGCGTATCTCCATCCTGCAGGCCCGTGCGCTCCGTTCCCAGCATTCCAGCCGCCCACATCGTCTCCGTAGCAGACTCAACTCCAGCACTTATCTGCGAGCACATAAAGGCGCCGCCGACAGAAGTTGAAGCGGAAATGGAAAACGTACCTTTGTTGGTTGAATTGTCTATGGTCTTGCCCGACACCGCATCCGGCTGCCACTTCGGTCTCGAAACACCAGTGTAAGCCGTCATCTCGGTCCAGCCTGCGTGCGATTCCAGAGCATCACCAGAAGCTACCGTTCCGCCCGTGACGATTAGGCCGATATACCAACCGGTGATATGTGTCTCGCCCGTTCCTATGGCCTGGTTCAGCATATGCTTAACCGCAGAATTAACAATGACGTTTTTCCACGGCTCACGCCATAACTCCTCACTCTTCCGGTGACAAACCATGTACCAGCGACCACGAGGCTTAAACCCTTCGCTGATACCGGCTCTTGCATCCAGATGGCTTGTGAGTTTAACACTCGATTTCATCTTTCCCAGTTTCATCTTGTTTCCCTCAAACCGTTTTACGATTTATCTTTAATCCCGCCTTTAGACTCTCATCCAAAGACTTTTCCGTTATGTCCAGAGAAGCCGACGATGCCACAGATGCAGCCAGCGATGCCGACAGTAGAATAGAGGCCAGCAGCAACCCCGTTCCGCCCAGCGTCGCAGCATCAAAACTATCCCCAACAGTGAAAGCTTCAGTCCAGGACACTGAGCCGTTGAGGTAAGTTGCCCAAGCATCGCTTAATACAAAACCTTCCCGCAGGCTGATATTGGATACCAGCTGCGTATCCAACACATCACTATAAACAGCCGTATTTGTAATGGACAGCCGCTTTGTTGCCGCTGCGCTAAAACTATCACCCATGCTGACGGAATCGCTAATCTGCCCCGCTGCAGCAATTACGGTACTAAAAGCATCGCTCATGACAGCCTTGTCCGACAACGACATGGCCGCCTGCATAGCCGTCACAAATAAATCACTCAGCCTGGTCTTCTCCGAGATGGCTTCCTCAATAACCCCAGCTGCCACCACATCTATGACAAAGCTATCGCCAAACTTAGCCGTATCCGAGATGCTGAACGTAGCCGTCAAGTAGGTCTGCAGCCGCTCCTCGAAGACAGCCTTGTCTGTTGTCTTGAGTGCGCCTTGCAAAGCAGTTGCCAAGCTATCGCTGATAACCGCCTTATCCTGCAGCGTAGAGACCATATCGGACAGCATAGAAATAGAATCTGCAAACTTAGCCTCATCACTGAGACTCAGCGCAATGGCTGTGACTGTTTCAATCACCCACACATCGCTGAACTTGGCCTGATCTGATATTTCACTAGCACCCGTCAAACTGGTGGCCAGCTGGTCTGAAAACTTGACTAGGTCACTCTGACTGATAAGTCCGGATAGTTGCGCCACCAGCGCATCAGCAGCTATTGCCTTTTCTGCTAGAACTGAACTGCCTGATAGCTGTGTGGCCAGCGCATCAGCAACTTCCATCTTTTCAAACAGGGTAGAAGTGGCCGACAACTGAGTTATCAGATAATCAGATAACACTGTTTTGTCGTCCAGCGATTCTGCAGCTTGCAGTAGAGTTGACAGCGTTTCTGCAAACTTGGCCGAGTCGGTGGTGCTGAGGCTGTTTACTAGAGTTGTGGCCCATGTCTCACCGGCTATATATGCATCTGTTAGTGCTATGGTGCCGGTCAGGATGGCTGAGGTAGCATCAGAAAAGACGGCCTTATCTGCAATTGTTTCATCATACTGTGTGCCGCCGCCACCCGCCGTGTATTCGATGTGGAGCTTGGCTCCATGCGAGGTGTCGTTGTCGTATGATCTCGACGAAAGAGGACCGCCGTTATAACTCCCATTGTATGTACCCAATAGCACGATCGGATCATTGTTATCCCAATTTGCCCCCGCAATAACAGCCTCGATAAGGGAAACGATAGACGGACTAGAATAAAAGCCTTCACCACCTGTCATAATATTCGTGTCGTCCCATGCAACAGAAGTCCCGTAAACAGTCCTATTTGATAAATCATTGGACGCAGTGGAAAATGTAGCGGGAGAATCGGCGTTTTCTACCTCCCAATCACACGACGGATCATCACCCGCATCAGTAAAAACACGAAGTTGAAAATAAGCCACATCTATCGTATCTGTGGATTCTAAATCTACCGTTGTCCAACGAAAACCAGCCATCTCCCTATTACTATCTGGTGCACGAACTCTCGTATCGGTAACATTCACACTTCCACTGGTTGTGTCTTCATAAGCATCGTCGGTACTGGCCCCAACCTGTTCATCTATCGTAGGATCAATTTCTATCGGATAATTCGCACTCTGAAGCCAACTCCAGGGAACACGCACTTCTATCCATAGTTGATTGCCTGTGTTTCTTACATACTGAACCACTGAAGGCTGAGAATCGTCAGCATCGACAGCCCAGGGAACCTGAAACGAAAAAACCACGTTTTGCGACGCATCTCTAAATTCTATAATGCCGTCCGTTTGCTGCGGATTGTTGTTCTTCTCGTTCCACAAAACCCCGTTAATCCAAATATCCAACCCAGAGGTCTTTTGGAATTTCAGTTGAAAAGACAAATACTCAACACCGCCAACCGTGGGAGCATCTCCAAGAGAACCAAGACTTTCAATATAGACCCGCTTTGCCAGTCGCGCTGTTTGGGCCTGAACCGCTATATCCCAGCCAGGAGCAATATCATTCCAGCGTATGGTGTCATCATTGATGCTGGGAGTAACTTGAGAAAACGAAATGCTAAGGTTTTCTTTATCCCCAGCATCGTTGACCCATTGCGGCTGATCTACCGTAAGTTCAACCTCCCCAGACGTAACTCCATCCACGTAACGATAAGACACGGGAACCGAATCGCGCACATAGCAGTAAAAGTCGTTTTTCGTAACCTCGTAATCCCACGCTCCGCTTGAAACAACCCAAGCAGTGTCTATTTCATCAGCTTCGGTCCAGGGACCATTACCCTTGTGGTACTTTGCTCCAACCTGAGTATCCAAACTGCGCTTTCGAGCAACAGAAGGATGAGCCATTTTCAAATAACCCTTACCGCGCTTGAATACAGTTGCTCCAGGCCACTTAGATTGCATTTCTGAGCGAATTTGTGCCGCCGGGTTCATATGCTCCTCAGCCCCCGCCGCTCATACACAAACCCAGCCTCGGCCTGATGCCGAATCGTCCTGTCCAACCCCATAATCAGCGCCACCACACCATCAATTCGTTTATTGCTCTTTAACCTGTCCGGCTTCACCGGCTTGATATTGCCTGTTGGATCTTGTTTCAAGCTGACACAATCCACCATCCAGCGCAGCACCGGATGCCCGTTGTGCCGGATCTTGTGCGCCAGTACCGCCCGCTCAAATGCCCGGCTTGGCGTAGTCATGCTGGCATATCCCTGCCGCACCGGGACCACCGTATAACCCTCATTCTCGAGATCAATGCTCACCTGTGTCGCATTCCACGGGTCGATGGCTATCTCCTTGAAGTTGTACAGCTCCGTCAATTCCTTGATGTGCTGATAGATGTAGCGGTAGTCAATAGCATTTCCCGGCGTCAGTTCCAATAGCCCCTGCCTGGCCCAGTTCCTGTACGGCACCGACTCGCGCATGGTCCGCTCGTTGATCGTCTCCTCCGGCAGCCAGAAAAACGGCAGCACACAGAAATGGTCGTCAAACGGGAACACCAGCACCAGCGCCGTCACATCTGTCGTAGTAGACAAGTCCAGCCCGGCCCAGCACTGCCGCCCCACCAGCGAGTGCATGTCAAACAGATCGGCCTGGTCCCACTCCGCCAGCTGAATCCAGCGCGTTTCCTGTGCCACCCACTGATTCAACTCAAACCGCCTAAATGCGTTCTCTGCCGCCGGGCTGCGCCTGGCAATCTCGAACTCCTCGCGCATGGACTGGATGTTCTTGAACTTATCAGCTTCTTTTTCAATATCTCCAGCAGCAGGATTAACATCACGCCAGTTGTCTTCGTCTGTCCAATCTGCATCCTCATCCAAGGAATAAATCACGGGATAAAAACTAGGATCTTTGAACACCCCATTCTTCACACCTAGCGCGTACTCGTGCAACTCCCAACAAAGCGGCGTCTCACTCGCTACACCCGCTGTCGTAATAGCAAACATCAGCGGCTCGCGCCGCGTGTGCTGGCCTTTCTTCAGTACACTCCACAAGTCCCGACCCGCTTCACCCTTCTGCCTGTGAACCTCATCAAAGATGCAGAAGTGCGGCTCAACCCCATCTTGTGTACCCGCATCCGCAGATACTGCCCTCAAAAACGATGTCGGGTTTTCTCTGTCAATAATTGTCTTAGTGGAATCAATGACCTTGCATCGCTCTTTCAGCAATTCGCTGGATTCCAACAACTGCTTTGCGTGACGAAATACAATCGTTGCCTGGTCTCTGGTAGACGCTGCCAAATAGACATGGGAATGTGGTTCTTCGTCCGCAAGAAGCCCGTAAAGAGCTATGCCAGCAGCTATACTTGATTTCCCATTTTTTTTCGGCAACGCCCAATATGAAGTCCTAAACTGTCTGCGACCATTTTTCTTTGTTTCAAATAACGCTTTCAAATGGTCCCTTTGCCAACCAGCCAAGGGAAACTTGAGTGCCTTGTCAAACCACTTCTCAATCCTCGTACACTCACAAGGCTGTTTTTCGCAGACTTTGCAAATTTCAGACATAAAAAAAGGCGGCTCCTAAGAACCGCCCACCCATTTCAATAAAGCCCAGGTTGTTATCGGACAACCTGGAAACCGTCGCAAATCCACGGTCTAGCTCAGCGGATAGAGATGCGAAACCTCACAGGCTCTCTACATACCCAACCATTTCTTGGCTCTACCTCAATAAGGTCTAATCCAACGTTGAAATTCGACGAGAACCACCTCAAAAACCAATCAGGACTCGATCGAATCAGCTTCATGAACCAGTCTGGTACTGGTATGCCTTTTGCCTTGTCTATATCACCGTACATCTTCTTAAAAAACCCGGCCCACTCTTGGCTTCGTAGCTGGCAGGAAATCAATTCCCTACTTCAGCAAATCCTCCAGCCGCTGTTTCGGCTTTTCCACATGCAAGCCGGCCCTGTCGCTTGGTGTCATGCCAAACGGCGCCGAGAACTTGCGCAAATCCGCCATCGCCTTGTGCTTCATAGCTACCGCCGGATGCGCCTGCGCATATCCGCTCTTCTTAGATACCCAGATAGCCCCTTCCTTGTCGATGATCGCCTGCGCCTCCTGCAGATCCGCATAAGCCTGGCAATAAGCAGCAAAGTTCGCCTCGTCCAACTCCGTCATCAGCCCAAGCTCCAGCAGCTGCTTGCCCCGCTTGCGCCACTCCTGTTTGGCCAGTTTGGACAGCCACCGCGGCGGCTGCGGCAACCCCAACTTCGGCTGCGGCTCCTTCTCCGGCTCCAGCTTGCGCTTGCCCCTGTTGCCCTCGATTACCTTTAGCGCTGTCGGTTTTGCCGGATTCATGCCAAACCCCTATCTTGCCAAGTGCGGAATCTCGCGCAAGAG